TTCTTTAGAAATCATTATCGAAAATCAATTTTCCTATCGTTCTTCCAGAATCAAATTGATTTAGAAACCAGATCTACCCTCTCAACTCCAAATGATAACGCAACAATAATTAATACAACCGATAATAATCCTACAAAGTTAAAAAATTTCAATAGTATAACTTTCATTCATACGTATAGACTTTATAATAGTCGCGCTGACGCGAACAAAGCGATGGATGATTATTCTATTAACTTAAAAACTTAATTTTTAGTAATAAATGTCAATACAATCGTATATTAAAGAATTGGAATCAATTAATGCCGAGATAAAAAGGAACAATGCGACTAATCGTCTATTAAGGAACCGAGTTATAGTTTTAGAGAAACATATAACAGAATATTTAGACTCAAAAAACCAAGAAGGTGTTAAGTACAACGGAAAAAGTTTTGTGTTGGAAGACAAGATTAGTCGAAAGCGTCTCTGTAAGAAAGATAAAGAAGAAGAAATGATGCGTTTGCTGTCTGATTTAGGTGTATCTGATAGAAGACGCGCGTTAGATAAACTTTTGGAGGTGCAAAAAGGAGAAGAAATTGAGACGCGGAGATTAAAAATAAAAAATAAAAATAAGAAAGAATAAAAAATGATTTCAGAATTTAAACATTGTATTATATAAATAAAACAATGAGTAATAAAAATGAGGTAGATGACAAGGTCAAAAAAAATTCAACTGAAGTAGGTGAATTTGAAGATATGACTTCTAGAATATTAAAGTTATGCTTTGGTTTAAACAATAAATATGTTGATCCCGTAATATTAGCCCAAAAAGTAATTGCTGGAATTTATCCAGGAATAACAACAACTGAATTAACTGAATTAGCCTCCCAGACTGCCGCATACCAATCAACTCAACATCCCGACTTTTCCGTACTCGCTTCTAGGATTGCTGTGACTAGTATGCATGAGACAACTAATCCTCTCTTCAGTGATAATTTCACACTTATGATAAATCACGTTCATCCCAAGACTGGTATACCATCTCCATTGATTGCTCAAGATATTTATGATTTAGTAATGGAAAATAAGGAGCAATACGATTCGGCGATAGATCATTCCAGAGATTTTTCTTATGATTACTTTGGATATAAGACATTAGAACGTTCTTATCTATTCAGAATTAACGGAGTGATCGTTGAACGTCCTCAGCATATGCTAATGCGTGTCGCGGTAGGGATCCATCAAAGAAATTGGGACAGAGTATTAGAGACCTACAATCTAATGAGTCAACGTTACTTTACTCATGCGACTCCAACTTTATTCAATGCTGGTACAAAAAGACCACAATTAAGTAGTTGTTTTTTATTAACAATGAAAGAAGATTCTATTGACGGAATTTATGATACACTAAAGCAATGTGCTTGTATTTCTAAGTATGCTGGTGGTATTGGTTTAGCAGTCCATAATATTCGTGCCAGTAATTCTTATATTAGAGGTACAAATGGGACTAGTAACGGGCTTGTTCCTATGTTGCGAGTATTTAATGACACCGCTAGATATGTTGACCAAGGAGGAGGAAAAAGGAAGGGATCTTTCGCTATGTACCTCGAACCATGGCATGCGGATATATTTGCTTTCTTAGATTTGAAGAAGAATACTGGAAGTGAAACTGAACGTGCTAGAGATTTATTCTATGCTCTTTGGATTTCTGATTTATTTATGAGGAGAGTTAAGGATGATGGTATGTGGACTTTAATGTGTCCTAATGAATGTCCTGGGTTATCTGAATGTCACGGTGCTGAATTTGAGAAACTTTACAAATCATTCGAAGATAGAGAAATGGGAAGAAAAACAATCCAGGCTCGTAAACTTTGGTTTGCTGTTCTTGATTCGCAAGTTGAAACAGGAACTCCTTATTTATTGTTCAAGGATGCCTGTAATAGTAAATCCAATCAACAGAATCTTGGTACAATCAAATCTTCCAATCTTTGTACAGAGATTGTTGAGTATACCTCTCCTGATGAAGTTGCTGTCTGTAACCTTGCTTCGATTAATCTAGGACGTATGGTTGTTGGTGGTATTCATGATACCGAACTAGATGCTGATACTTCTAGCGCTCCGATGTTCGACTTTTCTAAATTATATGAGGTAACTAAGATTGTTGCCAGGAATTTGAATAAGGTTATTGACGTTAATTACTATCCTGTTGTTGAGGCACAAAATTCTAACATGAGACATCGTCCTATAGGTATCGGTGTTCAAGGGTTAGCAGATGCTTTCTGTAAGATGGGATATCCATTTGAGTCACCTGAAGCAAAGAAACTTAACATTGACATCTTCGAAACTATTTACTTCGGTGCATGTGAGTCTTCTATGGAATCTGCTGAAATCGAAGGTCCTTACCAAACGTATGCTGGGTCTCCGGCGTCTAAGGGAATCCTTCAATACGATATGTGGAATGTGACTCCTTCCAGTAGGTGGGATTGGGCAGGGTTAAAGGCGAAGATTGCTATTCATGGTATTAGAAATTCTCTTCTCGTTGCTCCTATGCCAACTGCTTCTACTGCTCAAATCATGGGAAACAATGAATCAACTGAACCATTCACTAGTAATATGTACAATAGAAGAGTTTTGGCTGGTGAGTTCGCGGTAGTTAATAAATATTTGTTAAGAGAGTTAGTGAATAATGGGTATTGGACACCAGAACTTAGAAATCAACTGATTGCGGATGGTGGTTCCGTACAAAATTTGTCAATTGTACCAAAGCATACGCGTGATTTGTATAAGACAGTTTGGGAAATCTCTCAGAAAACTATCATTGATATGTCGGCTGATAGAGGTGCTTTCATTTGTCAATCTCAATCTCTGAATATTCATATGGGCGAACCAACCACAGCGAAACTTACCTCAATGCATTTCTATTCATGGCAGAAGGGGTTAAAGACTGGTATGTATTACTTGAGAACACAACCAAAAGCAAAAGCGATTCAGTTTACTGTTGATCAGGAGCAACTTGAGACGAGTAAAGTTGGGTCACCAAAAATAATTGACGAGGAAGATACATGTTTGTCTTGTAGCGGGTAAGTATGATTAATTTGTAGTATTAGAATTTAAACATTGTTTCATATAATATAAAACAATGAATAATAAAAATGAGGTAGACGATAAGTTCAAAAAAATCGCAGACGAAACAGCGGAACTAATAAAGCAGGGTAAATTTAAGGAAGTTTTACGTGCTTTCAAGAAAGGTATTGGTGAAAACGATCCAGTTCTTGTTGGTGCTATGAAAATGATTGCGAACGGAATGAAAGCATCTGGAAATAAAGAGGGTGCTTATAATTTGTACAATGAAATCTACGATCTGATGGTAAAACAGGGAGGAGAAAATCAAACAGAGGTAATTAAGGCTCTTATCGATGTAATATCAACTAGTTCTAATCTGAAGACTTCATATGAATTGACTATAAAGGGTCTTGAATCAGCCTCTGTAACAGGTGACGAAGATTTGATTGAGTCGTTGACAAATCATAAGGTTGCAATTTTTAAAGAATTTAGTGATACACAGAGGCGTATTTATAGGAAACTCGAAGAGAAGAAGACTAAAAAACAAACAAGTAAAAAGGAAGAAATAGATGATGATAAATTTTGTGATATTGATGCGTTAATGAAACAGTTTGGTTTGGACTAGACAGAAGATGTAAGTATTGTACGGTTGAAAATTATAAATTATAAATTATAATATAATTCTTATATAAATGAATAAAAAAACGAAAATTATTTTAATGGTATTGATATCTCTTGTATTTTTGGGATTGGTTATATATATTATTTTTACTCCTGTTGTTACTCCTGTTGTTACTCCGGTTGTTACTCCGGTTGTTACTCCGGTTGTTGTTACTCCGGTTGTTAAGCCAACACCTCCAAGAATTTGGGCATCACTTGTAGGGTTACCTTATGGTGAAGTTGTTGAAATTCTGAGAAGCGAAAATCCGGAACTTAGTATTGTTGCTATTAAAGAGGGAAGTATGCTTACTAGGGATTTTAGACCTACAAGGGTGAGAGTTTTTTATGATGAGAATGGGATTGTCTCTAGGACTCCTAAGACTGGTTGATTATTTTCATTTTATTTTATAATGAAAATTTAACAGGTTGTTAGTAATGTATCCATAACTTGTTCAACCTCTTTCTTGTTTTTGTTAATGGTTAGTTCCGATAAGTTAGTGGTAGTAGCGAAATCTTTTATAGAAATATTTATTTTATTCTGACAGACCCAGTAATATATAACAGCGGCAGCAACAGATTGTGGTCTTGCTCGGTTTAATTTAGAGGATCTGTTGTCTATCTTCTTGTATATGTCATATACCTCTTCTTTTTGTTCCGTTGTTGTGAGGAATTTGTTCATGATATCATTAATGATGTGGTTAGGTGAAATCGTTGTCTGATGTATGACTGAGTCTTTTGGTATATTGACGTTAACTATCTTCATACCTTTCAATCCGGCTTTTCTTGTCAACCCAAAAGTCCGGATTAGGTTGTCCGGTGTTTGATGATTCCCTGCTAGTTTATATGCGTGGAATACACATGCGAATATAACAGCCTTTCTTGAGCCACCTCTATATATCTGTCCGTTTGTGCATTGTGTGTATATTCCGTTAGCGACCGAAACGATTGAGTCACTGAAGTTCATATCGACTACGTCCTTCGATATGTTTTTCTCTTCAATTTTACGAGCATGTACACGGTTTGGGTCGGAACGACCTGAGTCACCTGCGCTGTAAAATCTCCAGTCCTTATCGTATATGATGGGTCTGTCTATTTGTTCTCCGCAGTCGGTACATAAAGATATACCGTTTTCTAGAACGATATCATGATGTTGGCATTCACTACATAGTACTTTTATATTTATGTCCCTATCAAAGGAACATGTTAAATTATTAAACATTTCAAAATCGGTCATTGTTTAATAATATAAATAGTTTCATCATAATTTTTCAATTATATTCTAAAAGATTTAAGAATCTGTAATCGGATCTGTATATTCTGTGTTAAACCTTTCTTCATGAAAAGCCCAGTATTCCGGACTTCCTAGACGCCAACTATCAGGAATTTGTGGAGCCTTCCAATAGAAAACGCAGTCCTGCCATTTATTGGTTGTAGTCGTTCCGTGAATGTAGATAGCACTGAAGTCGTTGGTAAGTTTATCCATCAACTCGCAAAATGTACTGAAATCTGGAATAATCGATGCGTAATTCTCATATAACGATCGTCTGTTTTTAAGAAGAGGTTCGCGTAGAATGAATATACCGTCGACGTTAGTTCGGATAACGGGTTTCACATCCATTGCATATTGGAGTGAAAGAATATACATCATCTTCCAATGTCTACCCTTTTTATATAATGCGTGTTGTAAAGGTGCGTTGAAAATTCTAGGGTCGTCAGTACAGTCATCAAGAATCATAACAGCCCATGGGTTTTTTAGGTGATTAGCAGCCAACTTCTGTCGTTTGATAAAATCCTTGATTTTCTGTTCGTCATATTCATTGTATACAAAAGAACTAGGCATAATGCTCTTGTAAGCGTGATTACTATCTTCCGAACCACTCATCGCCATACCAACCGGAAAGATATGCTTTTTACTATATAAAAGAGCCTTAATAAGCGTAGATTTACCAGTACCAGGTTTACCGACGACAACTAACTTTGAACCACCGTTGTAATCAGGGTCTTCAAACTTAGATGTTAAAGGGGGAATGATTTCAGGGTTAAGTTCTTTTATTTCAAGTTTTACTACGTCTTTATTCATTTTACATGCTAATAAAGTATGTTTAAACCGTTTATTCGTTTTCACGACTTATGTTTTCGTCAGATTTAATGTAGATACACATTGTACCAAGAAGTCCGATATTGCTTTTAAATTGGATAGGTAGGTCTTTGTTAGATGGATAAACGTGTATCGACTCGCAAAGAGCAGATATTTTTGAAATACGTTGAATCTGTTCGGTTGAGAAGTAATCCATAGATTTGAGTGTATCTTTTGTATTATTTTCACCGAAAGATACTGTTCTTTTCATTATTCCGTCGGCGTCGGCAGTGAAATGTATCATGCCGTCTTTAGTTGTGATTATGATTTTTTCACTGTTTAGTGTACTTAAATCTTTGATCATCTTTTGAAAATCTGTAGATGGTATAATAATAGATTTACCGTAACCAGATGGATTCATTATTTCTAAATTTTGAACTGTTTGTATCTTAATTTCAGAAACTGTAGTTCTATTGTGCTCTCTTGGTATAGTTGTAATAATAAGTTCTGTAGACTGAGATGAATTTATTTGTAGTTCAAGAGTGTCTTTCTTTTTAATAGATTTTAACATTTTGTGAAAATGAGAGGAATTTACCCCAATATTTATACTTTCAGCGGAAGAGAAGTGATACATTTGGAAATTTTCAGCGTGTAAATCTATGGTTATCATGGTTTTGCGGGAATCGTCAAACATTGAAAGAGATATACCGTTTGGACCTATTTCCCAGAAACTAGTTTTTAATACATTTGATGTTATTTCGGTCATAATTTTAATACGGAATGCGTCGTCAGTTTTACATTTAAACAGAATATTATCGCACATGGTGTTTCTTTATAAAAAATTAATCTTTAAAATAAAATATGAACATATAATAAAAAATGATCCATAATCTTACACACCAAGCCATTCACTACGATGGAAATTTACACTCCCAAGCATGGGTTGCCGACGGTAAGTCAACTATACTTTTTGTTCACGCCGAATGGTGTGGATATTGTAAGAAAACAATGCCTGAATTTATTAAGGCGTCTTCTATGCAAAAGGTCCGTTTTGCAATAATGTCTGATGATGAAGTTGCTAAGATGGAGAATCCTCTTAAAGTTAATGGGTATCCGTCATTTTTCTTAATCGACGGGAACGGAGGCATGTCATCTATTAGATTTCCACGTGAACATTCTGAAATGGTGAAATTTGTAAATCAAATGTAACAAATGTTTTTTTGTAGTGTCATATTGACTACAAAAAAAATTAACCCTTGATTTTTAGATAAAGATAGAATAGAATAATAATAAGAATGGCGTGTACGACACTCATAATATATGGATTGGTGACCTTCTCTTGTAGTTGAAGTTTCAAAGAACCAATTGTGATAATTAGTATAAAACAGAAAAAGACAATCATGTCTATAACCGGAATACTTGTTTTTGGTTTATTCTCGAAACCTTCAATCGCTTGTGATTTTTTTCCGACATCTGGTTTGATTTCTCCGTTGAAAACAAGTTTCAAATTTTGTATAATTTCGTCAGGTGAAGGACGAGAAGATTGGGATACCTTAACATCATTGAGTAGTACCATGTTTATTTTAATCAAGATAAAATATGGTTTTAAGTCAAATAAAATTACGATAAATGCCGTTATCTATCGATAAACTGGATATATTTCTAGCCAGGAATGAAATGGTAACAAGTACATTCTTTGTAGATGAAAAAATGAGGTGTATTATGATAGAGATATATGCAACGTCAAATGACGAGACTTTTATGTTGTATATACCATCAAAATATCAAATTACAGTAGGTAAGGGTACCAATGTATTTAGGGTCAAACAAAGAAAGATAAATTTGTTTGGTGATATAATAGATAGATATTGTGACTCTTCAATAATTGATAGTAAGGAAGGTGGGTATGACGAGATCGATGTAAATCGTAAACTTAACGACAAAAAAATTAACGCCGAGTCTGTAATAGAAGACAATTATAATCGTCCTATTAAGTTAACGCATAAACATAACGATAAAAGTAAAGATATGTTTAGACAGATAAACCGCCTGTCTTTATGTGTTACATCATTACAGTACAAATTATGTATATATAGTAGTGATAATATGTACTACATAGATAAACAGAATGATATAAATGTACTAAGTATAGAAATAAACCAGGAACAGGTGCATAAGTATAGGAAGATTTCTGTGTTGGTTAGTTTAGAGACATTATTTGATAAAGTTAAAACTACGGCTGAAGATGTTCATGAAATAAAGAATAAGATATCACATAACTTGAAACGGAATGTGAGCAAGAACGTTAACCCGTTAAAATTGGTAGTGAACATACCTCATCAAATAACAAGTAAATATCAAGAGATATGTGCTAAATTAATGGAGTATACAAATAGACACGATGCAATCCAAAAAACTGTAAATGAGTTGAAGATTCAAGAACGAAAACTTATGGAACATAAAGTTGAACTAAAAGATAGACACTTAAATGCGGTAGGTTTCACATTGAATAAAGATATAGAATTTACTAAACAAATAAAAATATTAGATACAAAGTTAATGTCGTTAATGGATACTAAGAAAGAGTTATTTAGAAATCTAGTTAGTTTACGCGTGAAACATGATAATTTACTACTTCGAATGGATAGTATGATATTTGATATCAGCGTTATGTTAGAGACAATAAATAGTACAGTCGGTTGTATGTTGCTATTGTAATTAATATTTAAATAAAATTTATACTTATAATAAATACATCAGCATGCACTTTATGACATCTCAAAATTTTACATGTGATAATGACGGAACTTTGACACATAATTTACGAGATCAGGGTTATTCATTAATCCTATTTCATTCAACACAATGTCAACATTGTGATAAAGCAAAGTCTATTTTCCGTCATTTAGCGGATACTGTCGTCGGTTGTGAATTTGGAATGATTAATCTAGATACAAACAAGGGGGTTATTGCGACATGTAATAAATCAAACCTTAAACTAGAGTACGTTCCGTTACTAGTATTTTTTGCTAAAGGACGTGCTTATATGATGTATTCAGGTCCTCTGAACGAGTCTAACATACGTCAATTTATCGAACAAGTGGCGTTTGCTTACGCCGAAGAATACAATAAACGTCCTACCAACCAGAGAACATTGATTTCAGATGTAGAAGGATGTGCTATGGATGACGAAGTATGTAAAGAAGATTATATCAAGAAACAACAGGGTGTATACAGGACTCTAAAGGAAGCATACTCTAACAAATCTCAAAATACCACCGGCAGATTCTAATAAAATAGAATTATAAAATTATTTTATAATAAAAAATAAAATAATGACAAAGTTTACTCTATATGATACCCTTAATACTGAAATCCTTAAAAAAGATTTAACTTCGATTCAAAAAACGAAACTGATAGAAATTATATCAAAATTAGACGTAAGTGGCAATGAATTAATATATGCTCTTATAAAACAACATAGCATAAACGATAAAACATGCGAAGATTTATACAAACATTCACGTAAGAATGCAAGAAATGCTAATTGTGATATTTCGTGGAACCTCACGGATTTACCTATACACCTTCGACAAATACTATACAAATTTGCATGTCTTGAAGAAGAGCGAATTATAGACGCTGAGACAAGGATAAACAATCAAGTAAAAATGAAAAAAAAAATAGTTTCTGTTAGTGATGAAAATGACAAAACGAATAATGAGTTATAACGAAAATTTCGTAATAGTACACGATACTATACCTGATAAACTAGAAACAACATCACGAGATACCCAAAAACTATTTGGTATAGAAAGCATTATTGATCTTACCTCTTTTGAATACCTCAAAACCAAAATACCATTCGAATTTGGAACCACTTTTTTGACGTGTAAATCATCTAATCCATTATTTGATCAATACACCTCATGGATGAATAACTGGAGACATGATTCTCTTGATAGTTCGTACGAGTGGAGAAAAAATACGGAAATATTTGAATATATCACAAACAACGAAGATTTACAGGGTTATATACGTAAACTAGAAAATCTTAGATTCTTGAACTACGAAGTTGGTCTAGAATCTATTAGAGAAGTTCTTGCTAATGACTTGAAAAGAATCACTGCTATAAATGCTTCCAACTACATAAACTCAATTGGTAGGATTGAATTACAAACAATACCAACTGAGGATGGAACTGTGATTCTAAAAAATCACGACTTAAGAGATGTTGGTACTAATACAAATGGAAGTAACTAATATAAATTGTAAATTTGGATGTTGTATGCTGTCAACAAGTGTGTATAAATCTAACGAAACAATTAATGATAATGATAGGAATATCAAGGCGGGTGGGCTTTTATTCGACCGAGTAGAAGATTCTATATTATTGGTACAGTCAAGGGGTAATTTATGGGGATTACCAAAAGGTACACTAAAAAGAAATGAAAGTATTGCAGATGGCGCAATACGTGAAATCAAAGAAGAAACTGGGTTAGAAATAAGTTACAGTATGTTAGACACATGTATTGTTTTAGATGAAACATGTACGTATTATTTCATACCTTACACAAAATGTGAAGTGTCTATACAGACAAATTTATTAGACAATGACGTCAATTCTATAGGCTGGGTGAAATTAGAATGTCTGAAAACATTTTTATCCGATGATAAAATTAGACTAACTAAACACACAAAAACAATATTGAAAAAAATTCTTTATTTTGGATAATTATATTAATATTAATATAAATATGGAAGACAAAACTAAAATAATATGCTACGAATGTGGTAAAAAAATACCTAAACTATTTATTCAAATGTATACATGTCGTTGTGAAAAAAGATACTGTAATCAACACCTGTCAGATCACAATTGTACTTTTGAGTATAAAAAAATGTTACTATTACAACCTAAAATAAACGCGGTTAAAGTTGAATCCATTTAACGCGTTATTATTTTTTTGTCACAATACTTGTAAGTATATCAAAATCACTCTTACACTTTTCAAACACCCACCCCTGAAAACCGTCATCCATATTTATATCAATTTCTGAAAGATAACTTTCAAAATCATCGATATCTAACCCGAGATCATTAGAGATCCATTCAGGTGCGAAAGCCCTTGAGAAATTTTCGATTACGTCATTCATGTTTTTATTTTAAGCAATAAAAATAAAAAAATTAATATTCAATGACTAGATTTTTAGAGTAGTCTTTGATGTTATCCTTAGGTTTTCCCAATTGATTTCCAATAATCCTACATCCACCCATTGATGTAAAGTCAAAATTACTATGTACATGCCCACAAATCCACATATCGATATCTTCTTTCTTCAACATAGAATCTAGTTTACTCGCGTAAAGTGAAATATACTTAGTACGTTTAGTAGTGTTTTTCATTACATCATATGTTGGTGGATGATGAGTTACACATATCATTCTTAGTTTGTTAGTTTTACAGTACCCGACCATAGAATTTAAATATTTGAGGTCTGTTTCGTGGTTTCTTTTATATGATTTAGTGTCCATACCGTGTATACGAACAATAAATCTAGGTAGTTCACATTCTAATTCACTCCAAAGTGTTGCACCAACAATACAAATATCACCTATCTGGATGCTCTTTCGATGTAGTATGTTGAAGTTATCGAATGCCTTGTCTAAATTATCAGAACATTCTAATAGTTCCGTGTGGGATTTAGGGGTGTAACCAGGAGGTACGTAATATTCGTGGTTACCTGGGATGTAAAGTACGTGTTTGAAATGGTCCACAAGGTCCTTTATGAAATTATATAATTGGTCGTATTTGTAAAACGAACCAATATCCCCTGCTAATATGAGTATATCAGCAGATGGAGTTATTATTGTAAGAGGGTCCACATTAAAATCATTATTGTATTCGATATGTAAATCTGATGCTATTTGAATTCTTAATGCCATATTATTATAGTTTAATATATAATAACAAAAATAAAATTCAATTATAAATTATGGTAGGTCTTCAAAGTCGACATCAGGACCTCTCATTTTTCTCTTAGGTTTATCATCAGTGGTGGTTTTACCCTTCATTGAGTTCATCATATTCATGAGGTTTACACTTGTATTTTTCATTATCATCTTAGATACTACGAAGAACGCGGTATTCATAAGTACCAGACCGAGTAATCTAACCTCAACAGACCAGGCTGATCCATTAGGTAAATATGACTTCTCTCCTAATTCGATTAATAACTTATCATAACTCGACATCGAAACTATCTGCTGTTGTGTGAACCCTTCCATATCAAGTTTTAGGAATTTACCGAGAACGAACTCCATACCCATGAAAGCATATATCAGATATTGTTTAAAATTATCGACTGACGAATCTAAAGATAGACGCCTGACACAATCCTCGTAAGAATTAAGCATCATTTTGTACTCTGTATGAACGGAATACTCTGGAATTGTGGCGGTTGGGTAAGACTTACGTAATAACTCAAACTTAAATAATAATTCTCTTTTCAAATCGTCCTGATTTTTATCTGCCTCATACATTGTGTCGATATTACGTAATTCTTTTCGAGGTACATAAGCACCTTTCGCTTCAAGTTCTGCAAAAGAGGGTGCCTCCACACCCTTCGATATACTATGACCACCTTTATCTCGTTGTTTACTATACTTATCCTTTCTACTCTTCTTATCTTTTTTATTCTTTTTATGTTTAACAGATTCATCGTCTGTATCATCTCCCAACATGTCAGTAAGTCGCTTAGTTATATCCGGAACATCACTACCAGGCGACTTAGAACCAATCGAGGACATATCATCATCTTTAATGTCTAAAACTAGGTTTCGTTTATTAGATATATCGATTGATCTCTTATCAGCAGATCTTTCACCAACAGATATCTTATCAATAGATTTCTTATCGATAGATCTCTCATCGACGGATCTTTCGTCAACAGATCTCTCATCGACGGATCTTTCGTCAACAGACCTATCATCAATAGATCTTTCGTCAACAGACCTATCATCATCCGATCTATCATCATCCGATCTATCATCATCAATCAATCTACTCTTATTATTTAAATTTCCCTTCTGAGAGGAACCATATGATGAAACACTTTGGGGCGAGGCTGGTACCATAGAAGGCGCTTGACTATAATCATGTTGATATTCAGAGTTTATCAGATCTTGTTTTATCTTCGCCTTATTCTCTAACAATTCGAGATACATGCGAGGCATTCTAGGAAATTCTTGGGGTCGGTTATCAACTGGTGTTGAAAGAGGTACCTTAATAATCTCAATATTTCGTTTTCTATTAGACATTTAACTTGTTAGTCGACAACTTTAAATACGAAATACACTTTCTGAAATAAAATTGATTTTAAATTAAGTTTTTTATGAGAAAGATAAATTGTTATGACATCATTTGCAAAGCAAGATAATATTGGAACCATTGGTTCCTCCAGGGGGGTTTTCGAGTCGTTGAGTAAGTTTATTAAGGTGACTGATAAGGATGAGAGTACGGGTTTAGAAAATTTCTGTTATGCTAGTGAAACTCCCATTGATGAGGAGTTCAATGCCAACCGAGATTTGATAAATGAGTGTAGGGGTGTTGTTTTAGACGGGGAAAAAGTTGTGATGAAGGCGTTTTCATACACAGAGGAACAAGGACCAGACATCGACATGGTTGGTAAATGGTTTGACGGTAATGATGGTTTCGAGAATTGTAGATTTTACGAGTCACATGAAGGTGCATTAATACGCATGTTCTACTTCAAGGACAAGTGGTTTCTAACTACTCATCGTAAACTGAATGCGTTCAAAAGCAAATGGGGATCAGATGAGTCGTACGGTGCATCTTTTAAAAATGCTCTCAGATGTCAAATTGATACACATGATGAACTCGGAGAACGAATCTCCCATTTTTATACAAATGGTGGTAATTATTTTGATGCATTCAAGGGTATTCTCGATAAAAATAAACAATACATGTTTTTAGTTCGTAACACACATGCTAATCGATTGGTATGTAATGGTTCAGTAGAACCAACCATGTATCATGTCGGTACTTTCGAGGAAGGCAAGTTAGATCTAGACCACTCTATCGGTGTCAGTAAACCTAATGAGTTAAAATTTGCAACAACCGAAGAAATGATGGATCATGTGAACAATGTAAACCCAGCGGAAACACCTGGGGTGATCATATTTTCAAATAATAACAAACAACTAAAGGTTAGTAATAGAATATACCTTGACCTGCTCGAATTAAGGGGAAATCAACCATCTATAAAGTTTAGGTATCTACAAGTCCGAATGAATGAGAGTAGTCGTGGAATGTTACAGTGTTTGTATCCTGAGCATGTGAGTAGTTTCGATGAATATGAAGAGTATTTAGGAAGAGCGGTTAGAAACATCCACAACTCTTATATGGACAGGTTTATCCATAAGAAACACGTTCATGTTAGTCAGGCCGAGTTTGCGGTTATCAGAGTTGCTCATAATTGGTTTATGGAGGGTAGGACGAACGACGAGCCTCGAAGAGTTACATATGGAGTAATAGGTGATATATTGAACGAACAACAAGCGACTACTCTTAACCAAATCATCAAGAAGATGAAACACGATGACCATATTGAGATGCAAGAGAGAGTTGAAGAAGCCGAACGTGAACATATTATAGAACCTATGGAATAAGGTGTGTAAGGTGTGTATATAGTAAATTAAATTAAAAGCGAATTCTAAAATATTTTATAACAATAAATTATAAAATAATGACTACAACTATTCTTTTCATCGGAGATCCCCATTTTCAAATTAATAATATATCAGAGGTTGAATTATTCATACCCGCTATTTCAAAACTCGCTATTTCTAGAAAACCAGATATCATAATAATAGCCGGTGATTTACTTCACACACATGAAAGACTTCACACCACTGTTCTCAATAAAGCATATGATTTCGTGCACGAGATGAGAAAAATTGCGAAAACATACATATTAGTCGGTAATCACGACTATATATCAAACACGCAATTTCTAACTACTAACCATTGGATGAATTCGATGAAAGAATGGGATAATGTCGTTATAGTTGACACTGTTCAAAATATAAATATAAACACAGAAAATTTTACATTAGTTCCGTATGTTTACCCAGGGAGGTTCAACGAAGCGTTAGATACATTGGGGGATGACAGATGGAGAAAATCCCAGTGTATTTTCGCACATCAGGAGTTTGAAGGATGTAAAATGGGTGCTATTATATCTGTTGAAGGGGACAAATGGGGTAAGAGTAACCCAATGGTAGTTTCTGGTCATATCCACTCTCGACAGAAACCACATGATAATGTCTATTACCCAGGAACTCCGATGCAGATTGCGTTCGGTGAGAGTGAAAATAACGTTGTGGCGCTGATGAAATTCTCTAAAGGTTCTGACCTTGAATTGGATGAAATAGAACTCGACCTTCCTGGAAAGAAAATCATGTACATGGATGTGACTGAAATAACAAACTTTAACATAGACCCAAAAAGTCGTGACAAAGTAAGAGTTACATTATCTGGTGATTACGACCAGTTTAAAGCAATCAAGAAGACTGCAAAGTATAAACAACTAGTTGAAAGTGGGGTAAAGATAGTGTTCAAGATAAACAAGGAGGTTAGGATGGCTGATGACGAAGCCAGAAAGGATATTTCAACTACGGATTTCACAGATATTTTATTTGGTATGGTTTCGAACGGAAAAGACGCGTTCCTGATGCAAGCGTATGATCTTGTCGTTAACCAAAAAATCACAAATACAGAAGATGTATTTTTTTTATAAAATAAAGTTATATATAAAATGAGACAACCAATAACAGATATAAGTCATTTATCAATTGGAAGACCCAGTAAAGATAATTTTCATTTCAACGAAGATAATAACCGTACACCTATTAGTAAAATATTTTATACCGATTTGGGTGATTCATCACACGACATTAGTGAACGTGAGTCATGTGTTATTAGATGCACTGACATTTTACAACATATAAAAACCTGCCCTGTCTGCTCCAAGTTATACAAACCTGTAAACGATCATCACCCAGAAAACGGTGATTGTGCTGATGGGAACTGTCATAGAAGAAAAAACAAATCAAATATGTATAGAGATAAAAATATTAATATTATACTTATGGGTATGTTTCTTATTATTATCTTACTACTTGTTAAAAATTTATGTAAAAAACAAGATTAATTTTATACCTTATTATGTATAAAATTACAACGCACTTCTAGGGGCGTTTCTGAAAATATCGTATGCTTTTTCTAAAGAAATTTGAGGTTTCCCTGTGTTCTTATTAACAGCGTTATGGAACTCCCAAAAAAACTCGAATAATGTTTCTTTACTACTTGATAATGATCTCAATTCATCGTCTGAAAACTTTGATATGTAAGTATACGAGTGGTTCTTGCATACGTCGCACGGAATCATTATAGGTAAACCCCTTATAAAACCAACCATCATTTTTATCATATCGGGGTCAGGACTATCCGGAAAATGCAAGGCACCATAATGAAGTGAAAACCAGAGAGGTCTACCCCATAAAGATTTAGTATTTTCTGTTTGTTTTGGTTGGTTTGAATTAGTTATTCTTCGAGAATCGTATCTTTCTGTCTGTTGATTATTAGACATTACCCTTGTGAAATTCTCGTGTATTTTAGGTCGCGTAGCGTTTTTTATAGCATTACTAGCGTAATTATTATGTCTTATTGGTTCGGAATTTATTTTCATATTGTTAAAAGTTTGATACATACTTCTTTCTTAACAATATGGAAATTATTTAAACTATTTATTCTAAAATAATATGTGTGTTTTCTAAACCTGAAAGGTAATAAGATAAGTTACTAGAAATATTGTTTTCGTGGAAGAACCTTTCAAGTAGTTTCTCGTCTGGACTCCCACAAAATGGAATACTGTCCAGATTGTATTCCTCGAACTCAGTGAACAATTTTCTAACAGTCAAATGGTCTAAAATTGTTACATCTAAATTTGTGTTAAGAGAAACACCCTCGATGCTTCCGTATGAAATTATATGTTTGTAAGCAGTCAACGAACCAACACCCTGCATGTTCTTATTGTAGTCAGTACCACACATTATACAATGATCAAGAAATTGTTGTTTGTTTAGTTTCAACTTTTCTAACAAGGTACAATGGGTTACGACGAAACAACCACCAGATGAAGTGTTAATTTTACAGATAGTTTTAGGACATGTGTAAGCGATTACATCAGTATCGTCAGATAAAGCAGCTGCAACTTTACCATCGATACATAATTTGGAACACATCTTCTCCGCCTCTGATGGTGCCGTGTAATAAGGGATTGTCATTATATCAAATAATTGTTTTAATTTCACAAAGTCTTCAGGCGTAACGTGTATAACCTGGTCATGTTTTTTCAAGATCTTATCCTCAACTTCAGAGATGTCAAAGTCTTTACCTGGTGTCGATAATTTCATAATATTTTCAGATATAACACCTGTTTCGTTGTATGCGATAATGTCATTATCCAATTGTAAAACACTATTCTCTAGTTTTTTCATGTTGTCTCTCCTAGACTGTTGTTCCTCTTGTTTTTGAATTGGAGGTTTCCCGTCAAATATAAATACTGGATGTACTATATTTGTTCTCAAGCATCTAATAAGATTTAGAAATCCTGATATCCATTCTTCCCCCATAGCCGCCTTAAATTTGTATAAGTATAGACTAGTGTCTATAGCAACCCTTTTGAATTCAAAGTGTGATATATGTGTTGCTTCGAAAATATCGTCTCCGGCAATTTGCCTAAGACATTTTGTATAATTTGATTTGATACCCATAGTATATTATTGTACATTTATAATTTTTTATAATATAATTCACTTTTAATAATATCTGTCGAAACAAAAATATTATTAATAAATTTACTTACTCGCGTTAAAATGAGGTTTCATCATACTCTGGATATCACAATATCTAAAGTCTTCACCTTCAAACTTGAGGAGTTTCCTGAGTTTGGAATCAGGGATGATTCTACGTCTATCATCTGGTTTCTGGAGGTTGTTCTCTTTTATGTGATTACAGATAAACTTGGTTACGTCGACCCTTGAATGAAGTTCATCATTCTTCCATCCTGCGAATTTAAGTACCTCAGTTGAGACTTGGACAGGTTTTAAGAAACCTGAGTTAGTAATGGTTGCAGACTTCTTGTTCTTACCCTTAGAGATTTTGGCAGTCTGAGTCTTGAGTTGTTTGATCTTTGCATTACAACATCTGAGAAACTTAACACCAGTAGCGCCTTTTTTAGATTCACCTCTAAGAGCCTCGATTTCTGCATCAATAAGAGCGACCAACTCATCAAATGAAGCCAATACACTTTCTTTATTAACAACCCTCGAAACCTTGGTAGGTTTATCGACAGAAACCTCTTCCTCGACGACAACTTCTTCCTCGACAAGAACCTCTTCTTCGACAAGAACTTCTTCAACGACAACTTCCTTCTTAGAAGCAGTCTTCTTAACACCAGTCTTTCTAGGATTGGTCTTTTTTACAGCGGTGCTGGATGTAGTATCATTATTTGTAGACATTTTTTATTATTGTCTGGTTATCTTTAAACTACTTTTTAATATTTATGTTTATCTGATTGGTTATAGTCATGTAGATTATATATTTTTGAAATTGATTAAAAACAAATGATAATGTTTCACTTAACGTGTATAATACATTTACCGAGTGGATATAATTTTTAATTTTTATAATTAGAAATAATAAAATGGACAACATTGGTTATAAACAAATGTCACATATGGGTTTGGAGGGTATGTCGTTAAATATTAAGAATACACAAGACAGGTTCGAACTGTTTATGATGGGTATTCAATTTCTACAACCATTGGATAAGAAAAATTTAATTGAATTAGTTAAGTATTATGTACCACAATATCAGAAACTTAATCCTTATGCTCTAGCACTTGGTTTTTTGGTATTTAGTAGTGATAGAAGAAGTATTACAAAGACTGGACTGATAAAATCAAATGAGATTAGAATAACATCATTTAACCATGAGTTGCTTCCGTTAAGCGACATTGTAGCAGTTTATGATATTTTAAGATACGCACGTCTCTATGAGAATATATCTAAAAAGAATGAATTCCAACCGATGCCAGACCAACTCGATGACGAGATTAATTATGGTGATGATGATGATGATGAAGAGATTAATTATGGTGATTATGATGATGATGAAGAGAATAAACAGTGGTATAACGATGGGAACGAAAGTGATGGATTTACACCAACCATGTAAACGATTATCATATCAAATCAGGATCAGATTGATGAATATTTACAAAAGTTGGTAGATAATAAAAGCATTAATATAACAAAGGAGTTGAATGAAAAAATACACGGAAGTAAATGTGGTTTGACTTGGTATAAAAAGGATCGTTACCAAATGGAATAAATACAGTGAGAAAAATCAAATATCATTATAATTCTAAAAATATTTTTAGAATTTGAAATTATTATACAATTGTTTTTTTTATTTATTATTTTTTATCTTACGCTTATTTTTGTTTTTATCGCCATCGCGTTTAGTTCCTGTAACACAAGTTTGGCAATATAAGGCATTCCAGTTATCGATATGTCGTCACCGTCACAAACGTGACATTTAGTCTGTGTTGTTGCTATGTTACCGCAACCATTGCATATCGGAGCCTTGTATGGATCGGACTGATCACATAACCTCTCTTTCAAGAACATGGAAGTTCCGTGAGAAATCATACAATCTCTCTCCATCTCTCCAAATCTTAAACCACCGTCACGACTTCGACCCTCCAATGGTTGACGAGTCAAAGTCGTAACTGGTCCACTAGCCCTAGCATGCATTTTCTCCCCCACAAGATGTTTGAGTCGCTGGTAATAAACTGGACCAATAAAAAAAGACCCCATCATCTCCCCATTAAATCCGTTATGTAATACTTCTTTCCCTGTTTTTTCGTAACCCAACATTCCAAGATGATCACATATACTCGACGCTACATCTACACTACTCCCAGTAAATGGGGTAGAATCTCCAAATTTACCTTCTAAAGCACACGACTTTCCAAGAACTGACTCAAGTAGTTGATTGATAGTCATTCTACTAGGAATACAATGTGGGTTGAGAATGAGATCGGGTGTCATACCATCAACTGTAAATGGCATATCCTCTTGTCTATACATCATCCCACACGTCCCCTTTTGTGCGGCCCTAGAAGCAAACTTATCACCAACTTCTGGTATACGTTGGGTTCTAATAACAATTTTAACCATCAAATTACCATCAGGTGTGATTGATTTAATGACTCGATCGATATATCCATCTTCACCTTTCTTTATCACAAGACTACAATCACTAATAACTTCATTACAACCATTAGAACCGTCGATGAAATATTTACCAATCAATACATCTCCCTTCTCAACGTATACGGCACCGCCATTAGGGAATCTTGTCATCACAATACCATCAGAACCAAGAAGACCGTAGTTAATGTCCATTTTCCTCTTGTCTAATGGAGGACATCCTATTTTCTCGCTGTTATAGATACCATGTTTCTTCTCTTGATCTGTATGAGTTCGGTAAGTAGTCGCATCAAATAAACCACGTTCGACAGCGCTTTTGTTTAAGATGATAGAATCCTCTTGATTGAAACCAGTATAACAGGCTATCGCTACTATAACATTTATACCAGAAGGCATATCGTTAAATCCCATAAGTCCGGCCTGGAATGTACTAACTAAAGGTCTCTGAGGATAACCAAGTATATGAGATACGGTGTCTGTTCGGTTGTTATACGACAATGCGTACATGCTCATTGCCTGTTTTCCCATCGACGTTTGGTAACAATTTCTCGGTGATTGGGAATGATCCGGCCATGGAATAATAGACCCCATAACTCCAAGTATCATCGAAGGACTTATTTCACAATGGTCTATTCTGTATTTACCCAATTCTTCCTGGTTAAATGCGATTACTTTATTGTTAATTTCGGCATTGTCCATGTAGGATACCAGAGACTTATCAACTAAAAAATTCCAATCTGAGCCATCTTCTTCTTTTATTAGTAGTTTGTCTCCATCTAGATTGAATACAGGACGAATAAGTCTACCAGCATCCGTAGCGATACTAATTTCATCATCTAAGTCATCGTAACTAACTGAAACATCATATGAAATCGCTTTGTCTGTCCTAAACTTTCGTATATCTTCTGTTAATCCATATGGATTAGAGGTAAACCCTAATAACATTCCATTCAAAAATACCTTTGTATCATTTGTCTCGGAATTATCATTGTCGATATTATCAAAGTCACTACAATTTTCAATTACCGATCGAATAATGTAAGGTGAAGTCTTCTCGGATACACGAGTCATGATTGTGATGTTCAAAACGATTCCGACTGGTTGACCTTCTGGTGTCTCACATGGACATATGAACATAATCTGAGTTGGGTTTATTTGTCTGATCTTTGCATTCTTAACCTCTTTACCAACGGGAATACATATTCGTCTCATATGAGATAAAGTAGCACCATAAGATAATCTCGATAGGATTTGTGCTACTCCTGCACGTACATAAGATGTCTTCGGTACTCCCCAATTACCAGTCGAAAAACAATGTCTCAACCCAGATGTTATTGTGTTGTTTCTGTTAATAAGAGAGGTGATGTCGAAAGTAACTTGTTTCTTTTTTTCTATCGAGTTGAGAACTGATTCCTTGAATTTCTTAAATAGTTGTTTGAATAGTTCGGTGCATAGAATACCAGTAGTTTCGACTCGTTTATTAGCATAGTCGTCTCGATCATCAACGGTTCGTATACCGAGTTTTGTAGATAATAATTTATGAATCATATGACCGAAGAATAAAGCCTTTGCTTTCTTGGACGAAGAGACACCCATATGAGGAAGGCATTCAGTGTTGATTATCTGGTCTCCATATTTGGTGTAGTCGCATTGTTTAACTGGATATAAAGAACGTTCACCAATGTATTTACACGCCTTTTCTATTATGAGTTCTTTTCTCTTTTCTTCATCAGGTTCGTTATAAGCATCTGTATCGTCACAGAAACCGCTACGAATCATAAACCTTATATACTTCGCGGTTTCATCACCTTCTAGTTTTATAAGACTAGATATTTCATCGAAAGTATGGTATCCAAGTGCTTTGAAGACTATGGCGGCAGGAATATTTTCTTTTATGTATGGTAGAGTGATATCGATTGTTCGATTATCGATACAAAGTCCAGATTTCAAAACAACTGAATGACCAGTTGAATCGGACATACTCCTAGTCTCTGCAATGTACTCATATTTCTCGTTTTGTTGATCAAACACAAGTACTATATTGTAAATTGACCTAAGTTGAGAAACTATAACCCTTTCATTACCCCTGATAATAAAATAACCCCCGTTATCATATTCACATTCTTTCATCTTAACGCGTGTATCTTTGGTCTGGTTATATAAATGACAATGAGATGTTCGCAACATTATAGGAATCCTACATATTTCAACCCGGTTATGTATATTACTAGATATAATTACCCCTTCTTCGTTATTGCATGTGTCAACTATTGTAACATAGACGGGTGATTCGTAACTAAGATCTCTTACTCTCGCCTCTGAAGGAATCAAGTCTCTGATTGTTCTATCTGCTTCTGTAACCGTTGGTTTCGGAATGTAAACGTCGGAGAATGATATAATCCTATTTTTACCAATTTTTATCGGGTTGGATGATATGATTTCATCTATCCCGTGTGTCATGAAATTTTCGTATGACTGTATTTGATGGTCAACCAAGCCGATTGTTTCGCTATGGCTTTTAATAATATTCTGTATATGTTTTTCTGTTAGGATTGTCATTACGTGATTATTATGTAGAAAACTAAATTTATTTTCAATTTTTATTAAAATCAATGCTTTAATAAAATAATGACCGCATTTGTTTCAAATGAAAATTATGACATGCTTGGTGCTGAATATAGATATATGGATAAAGCAGTTTCATTATCTGAATATGTTCTTACTTCTGTTATTTCTCGTATGAAACCCGAACGACTTGGTCGTGGTAATGGTAACACATCTGTTGCTTTTAAACGTTTACGTGATATGAATAGACTACTTTACGAGTCTCAAGCGCATTCTAACTTATATTTTGACGCAAAGAAATTTAAATATATCACACCGTCAATCGCTCGTGAGATAGCAAAGGCTGATTATATAAAAACTTTTATATTGAAAATGTACATTCAACACTACAATCTTCCTACTGACTCTTTAGTTAATATGACAATGTCTGAAAAGAATCAACTTACAAACACTCTATATATGTATTATATTTCTCATAAGTTCGACAAATATTTCCATGAAATTATGGAAGAGAATGAACTATCTCAAGAAACTTCATTTGTTGATGATAGTGGTTCCAGAATTACGATATCAGATTATATAAATATGATGGTTGACGATGATACTAATCTTATTACACAGATTATAACGGATTCTGTTATTAAACATCGTAAGTTTTGGATTAATAATATACCAGGGTTTGCTAATATGATAGTAAGAACTGATCTATCAGATCTAGAGGTTATAGAAGATGGCGATGTTGATGTTATTGAACAGGTTAACCTTAGAGTCCTGAAAAAGATCAAGACGGAACTTATCAAAAAGAAAGGTGTAACTAAACCAATAGTCCGAAATTATGTAATTACCCTAGTACGTGCATTTCAGGAACTAATATTAGAGGTTTCAAAAATAAACAGAGGTACTAAGCAGGTTCCGTCTTTCTTGGAAATCAACAATTTTTCGTGTCGATTGATACTTTCTTTGTTGTTCCCTTCATGTGTTGGTATTTTTATATCTCCTGATTCTATACCAGATTATCTTACAAAATTTTCAACAACACAAAACTTATTTGAGAACGTAGACCCTGAGATATTTTGGATTTATTTCAAATTTTTACATACTTATTCTGATTCAGAGTTAGGAACCGTAATTAATAGTGAATGGAAAACTGACGCTAAAATAAAAGAAAGACTCGAAGAAGTATCTAAAATGATTTATCGTCGAAGGATTAAACCGAATTCATTAACTAATAAACAGAACTTACGACTTTCAATTATAAAAGGTGATTTTGTTCTTTATACAAGAGATGGGTGTTCTGCTTGTGAATCGGCAAAGAAAGCATTAAGTAAAGCGGGGATTGACTTTTTATCTAAAGTGAAGGATGTCAATACAATACCTAGAGAGTTAAGAGACATGTTGAAGTCAATTAATTACACTACTGTTCCAGTTCTTGTTGTCGATGGTGTATTCATAGGTGGTAATGAGGAATTAATAAATATTCTTAATACACGTCAAATTAGACCAAATATACAGCGAATTGATTTAGAAAACGAAATTACCATTATGGATGAAGAACCTGATGATGAATTATATTATGATAATGATGTGGAAAATAATCTCGAGGATTCTAAAGCACTGTATGCAGAAAGGTATGCAGAAAGAGATATAGAATTATATGATGATAGTAGTGAGGAAAATAATCTCGAGGAAGGAGAATCTGATGATGATTCTTCTATAGACAACAACGAACTTGATTTAGGAACACTTTTTAAAAATATGAACATCGAAGCAAAGACGATAATAACCGATAATACTGTCGCAGAAAAAACATCTCGAGATGAACTTGATGAAGATTTATATGATGATAGGACTATTTTCCAGTTTTATTCAAAATCGAAGGATGGACCTTCACCCGGTGAAAAGTCTAAGACAAAACCTTTACCCGGTGATGGTCAAGGTGAGAGGATTGCAGAAGGAGAAATTGGAACATATAAGATTTTGGAACAAAATCCAAAATGGCGTCAAATGTTATCGAATTTCTGGGGTGCATCATTTAAATTAGACGACCGTGAGTGGGCTTCCGTGGAACATTATTATCAAGGTTCTAAATTCAAAAAAAATAATGCAAAATTTTATCATACTTTCTCTTTGACTTCTGGTACTACTGACCTGTCAACAAATCCTCTTACGGCAAAAATTGCTGGTGGAAAAACTGGGAAATCTATAACGAAAGTAAAAAACGCTAAATCTATAACGACATTACTTCGCCCTCTAGATATTAAGGTTGATGAAGATTTCTTTGAAGGACGCGGTGTTGAAGAAATGGAAAAAGCAATGTATGCAAAATTCTCCCAAAATGATGATTTAGAAGCAGTATTATTGGATACAAAAAACGCAAAACTAACACACTTTTCGAGAGGAAACCCACCAGTAGTATTTGATGATTTGATGCGTGTAAGAGAACGATTGAGAAAAGAGAATGAATATAAATAGTATATGTGTTTAAAGTTGAAGTATTATTAATAAAAGATGTCAATAGAATTAATAATAGATAATAGGGAGAGAGAGTTAATAGAAATTCTAAAAAATAATAATGTAGAGTTTAAAGTTGAGATGTTGGAAATAGGAGACATAGTTTTTCGTAAAGAGCAAATTCCTGTCTTAGTTATAGAGAGAAAAACTATAGCCGATTTGAAAGCGTCTATTTGTGATGGGCGAAATAGGGAACAGAAAGCGCGTTTGTTAAATTGCGGTCTTGATATATCTAGAATCATGTATCTAATAGAAGGTGGTTTGATGAAGACATTAGATTCTAAAATTTCTGGCGTGAGTGTGTCGACTCTTTTAGGTAGTTTGATAAATACTCAATTAAGAGATAACATTAAGGTGTATAGAACTATTTCTATTGAAGAGACGGCATTATTTATAGAACGTCTCTTACAGAAATTGATAGTCGATATAGATAAGTATTTTGGTACTGGAAGTTCTAATATTACCGATGTTGGATATGCTGCCACTTTGAAGACACGGAAGAAAGATAATGTTACGCCTTCTGTTTGGTTCATTCAGCAGTTATCTCTTATACCACATGTTACAGAAAAGATTGCAGGAGTGATAACTTCTGAGTATCCTTCCGTTATTTCTCTAATGACAGCGTATGAAAATTTAGTTGAAGATAAAAGAAAAACAATGCTATCCGAAATAACTTTTCCAATTGCTAACGGAAAAACAAGAAGAGTAGGAATTAAAATTTCTGAAAAAATTTATAATATCTTTTATGGTATATGTTAAAAATGTTTTGTTAATATAAATGATTAATAGCATATTGAATCTAGTGATTCTACTTGTTATAATTTATATTGTAATGTCTATTTCTTGTCCTCAAACAATAGAAGGGTTTGAGAGTTTCTTTTTCGCAAACGGTGATTGCCATAACTGTGAAAAGTGTCAGTTTGATCCCAAGGTTGAGGAGATAAAAACAATTATTTCTAACTGGATGGATTCTAGAAGAACTCCGTGGACAGGACACTTAGTAAGCCTAAATTATAATAAGAAGAATATAATGGAAGAAATACGAATGTGTCGGGGTGGTAGTTCATATACAATAAATAAAGAATTTATGTATATTTGTACAAGGAATAAAAAGACTGGCGAGTATTATGATGACGTAATGCTGATGCACGTTATGTTACACGAAATATCACATGTAATATGTGATGAAATTGGACACACCAAGAAATTTGATAGTATTTTCACATCTTTAATGGACGAGGCTCACAGTCCAACATGTGACAACCAATACCAGATTTACAATAAGTTTGCGAAACTCGTTGATGACTACTGTGGTGTAGGTCCCGATGACGTATACAAAGTTTCATAAAATGTCTAAAGAGATATGACTATAAAAGAAACAAAATGTCTTCATCTCTATCTACACCTGGCGATTATCCTAAATTCCAAGCATCCAAAGAACCTGCTCTTACAGACAGCGAAGTTATTGATGCTGTTGCTGAACTAAATGTGTCTGATTTTACTAAAAAATTCCCTGTGCGCGATAGGAATTACGCGGATCCTGCTATTGGACTACAAACTATCGGGCTCGTTTCTTTTATCCCTGCTAAGGGGGCTACACCTAATTCAAAGGGTATTTATGGTTTTGCTAAGTTAAGAGGTAATTATAGTACTGAGGACGAAGCAAACCAACGCGCCGAGATGTTGATAAAGGATGTAGACTCTACTCATATTATCTATCACGCATATGTAGGTAGACCATTTCCTCTTACTAACAGTAAGAGTTATGCAGCTGAAACATCAGAGGTCGATATCAGAAAGGATACAACAGAGTCTGTTTCTGCCGCTATTAAGGGACAAAAGAAAGAGGATCAGAAACTCGCCGAAGAGATTAAGAGTCGGGAACATGAATTGATGGAAGATGTATCAGGTAATCGCCCTCAGGCTGATATCGACCTGGATGAATACATTACTCTAAATGTCAAAAAGGCTCAATTATCTTGGACTTACCTTGAGCACGTAAACAAGATCAAGGAACTTAAGAATTTGATTATTAAGACCAGGCGTGAATTGGAAGGTGCCGACGTTGAACACCCTACTTTCAAAGATAACTTTTATCAGAAGTATACAGGTGCACGTACTAAATCTGGGCTTACTAATGATCTAACGGAGGATCAGAAACAGGGTGGTTTCATGAGATATCTAGTTAATGATGTTCCTCTACCTGGGATTGACCTAAGCGATGACATGATGGATAATCTTGTTGAAATGGACGCTGTAGATACTAAGAAGGTTCGTGTCCTTGAATTAAAGTCCAGCACCGAGAAACCTAAGAAGGTATACGAAGACGAGATGTAAAGTAAATTATTATATTCTTATTTTAATAATAAGAATTAAATTATAAACAATATTGTTTTCAGTATTTATAAATAAAATTATATGAATAAAGCATGGATTATATATTTAAAATAGTTCCGGCATTCAGAGCATTGTTGATAATGCCAGTAGTTACTTTCATTATTACATATTTCATTTCTGCTTCTGGAGATCTAATGTCATACCCGAATTATTATCTGTCGTCTTCTATTGAAAACTCCCCAGCATCTAGTGTTGGAACCATGGGTCTAGCATTGACAACTGTTCTTATACCCTTTGTTTCGTTCGTTAGACACGAATATGTTAAATATTATATAGATAATAGTCAAAACCATAAAAGCATGAGTACAAGGATAAACGATGTGAGTTTGAAAGTAGCATTTATCAGTGGGTTAAGTGCTCTCGGAGTCGCTAGTTTTCAGACTGTTGCGACTACTAAAAATATTCATTTTTCGTTTGCGATTTTATTCTTTGCTAGCGGACTCAAATACGGGATGTTGTCATATAAGTTGGACCTATTGTTGCCTGAATTAGGTACCGATAACGAACGGTTTGCTAGAAAAATATTATTATATTGTGCGATGTTGAATCTTTCTATATATCCACCCCTTATATTCCTAATATTGACCGACCCTAAAAAAGTCTTTATTCTCATACTAAGTATTTCAGAGATAATTTTGTTCATAAATATACTGGGATTATACGCTACTTTCTATAGAGAAATGAAAACCTTATCGATAAGGTTTGGTATCTATAGAGAAAGTTTGTCAATACACGAAGATCTACCCTTATCAGAAGCATAATGTGTTGATTTAGATAATTAAATTCTTAATTTATAATTAAAAATTTATTGTTTTTTTGGTAAACGATATGAAAATAATAACCCAAACACGAAACCAATCATTATAACAAGAAAACACATACCGCAAATACCAGTGTGAGTATCAATCGATGGACTCATTTCTATAAAATCAAAAATCAGTACAACAGATAAAGTAAATCCAAGTATTCTTATAACAAGCGCTGAATTTTCAGGCAACTCCATTTATTATAAGTATAAAAATTTTATATATTATAATAAATTATGAACGATGACACTGCAATGTTATTGAATGAAATCAGAGAATTAAGAAAGGAAATAATTGAAATGAAAAATACCACTAGTCGAATGGACGGTCATATAGATTTTGTTGAAAATGTGTTTAATTTAATCAAGATTCCTTTTATGATTCTTATGAACTCCGTAAGCGTGTTATCGACTATACAACCAGATTATACAAAACCACAAATTAGTTACGATCAACAGTAAATACTTCTGTTAAATCTTTATCTACATACTTCCATTTTTTATACCATTCAGTGCCGTAGTTTTTCTCTAAAACTGCAATTTCACCCTCCTCTAGAAAACTAGGGTGTATTCCGTCATCTAATTGCCTTACGACAAAGGCACAAACTTCTTCAGGTGGATCTTCATCAGTATTTACTATCTCGGAACCCTTGAACTGAGTATTACCGAACAAAGCCTTACCTAAGGACTTGTACATTCTTTTTTCTTCATCACTTAATTTAGATACGGCAACTAACTCATAATCATTAACATCGACATTTTTATCATTATCGTTTGACATTTGTTGTAATAAAAATAATTCTTTAAACATTAAGAAATTTAAAACTTATAATCTGTTTAATAAAACATGGATCAGTTTAGTCTCAGTGCATTACGGAAAAAACCGAAGGCAGTGATGGGTGTTGGTATTGGAAATCAGTCATCTGGAAAGGGTGATAGGACTATACAACGGGTTGACAGGAGTTATATGACCGCAGAAAAAATAACTACTAATAAGGCGTATAGGTCTATAATGGATCAACAACAGGCTCATTTCTTAAATACTGATGGTAATAGAGGATATGCGTCTTTAATTAGAGCGAAAGGTAACCTTCGAGGTTCCGATAGAGTAGCAGGTGATGGTGTGAGAATAAATCCGCATGGTTCTGGAGGTGGTGCAGTCGGAAAGGCATTAAATGGAGAATTCTCAACTATAGCACATGATGCAATTGGTAGTAATGACATACGTGAATCTCTTCTAGCAATGACCGGAGGGAGAAAAGGTATAAATAAAACACAAGTTAGAAGTGCACAAGGTAATCGAGAGGCTATCTTTAACGCTGCACCATTTGTCACGAATGATAAGATACAACGTGGGGATGTTCTTGCTAAAGGTACTGTATCTGTTGAAAATTTCTTACGTGTTTCTGTAAAACCTACTAAGGTATACTCTACACTCGGTCAATATAGTGCGAACAGTTCGTTTGGCATAACTGCGAAAAGTTCGATCAAGGATAATTATATAACAGTAGAGGGTAAAAGTGGTCGCGATACTATGGGTACATTCGAAAAATATATACCAGAACAAGTCGGTGGTATTACAGAGCGCATTATAATCACAGGTGATAGTAGAAAGAAATTCCTACCTAAATATGACGAAGAACACTTCTCTAAACTTCTAGATGGAAAAATAACAGTCGAGGCTGGTTCAGGAAAGCATTTCTTACCTAAATACGACGAGGAACACTTCTCGCGTGACTTATCTGCTAAACTGAATGTGAAAGATATATTTGCTAGGTCTAGCACAAGTCGAAATAATGCTCACGTGAACGCAGAAAATTTTATAAGACTCACACCTAACACACCAACTGTCGAAATCAAAGTTCCGGATCGTAGAATAGAAAAGAATGTAGATTCACATAGAGACGATTACAAACTCAGACATCCAAAACCAAGAATGGAAACTTTCAGTGCTAGTTCTAATTCGTCAATACCTACATTTTAATTGTAATATTTCTAAATAATTATTACAATATTAAACATGCAAATAACATTATTATGAATAATATATAGTTATTTGTTACGATAGAAAAAGCAAACAAGAAAAATAATAATGAATGTAACAGTATACCAAATGCATAAGGTCTACCTTCTTCAGCAGTCATTAAACTAGTGTTTGAATAAACTACAGTATTAGATTTCTTGAAAGAGTAAGGAGATGCTAATACCATAAATACTAACGACAAAGAGAATACAAGAACTACGTTACAATATTCAGAATTATCATTTAATATTATCATTTAATATACATAATTATCTTTTTTAACTTAACAATTTTCGACATATCCAGTCTTTTTTTCACAAGAGGTAATTTTTCCTTGTATTCATAGCCTCTTATTTAGTTATAGTTATCGTGAAATGTAGTTTCTAGAAGTTCGAAACCATCGGGATAAATATCGTTCACGGAAATAACGTCTCGTGCCCAAGTGCCTATATTCTCATTGGATCCACAATATCCATGGCCATCATGCCCTTCACCATCTGATGTTAGTAGAGCCAGTGGATGAACGACAACTATCCTTTCGTGATATGGCAACCTTTCAATAGGTTGTGGTTTCACAATATATTTGCGTTTTGAGTGATTAATAATATACTTATAATTTACCTCCTCTGTTTCATGCGGAGTTGTATTAGAGTTGTTCTCGTGGCATATCATTTCGTTCAAGTTCTTGTCTGTTCCAGGCTCTTTTGGTGCATTGTCGCCGGCCCAAACTAGTCTAGACATGTAGTATTTGCCTTTTGGTGAAAGCAAGTACTCTATTCCTTTCATCACACCGCTTCCAACGTAAGTATGTGTATGTATTTTAAGACTTCCACCAAATTGACCAGGACATAGATATGTACGTATATGTTCTGTTGTTGCTCTATCATCTCCGAGGATAATAGGATAGTAATATTGACCCATTTACACTCTAGATATCACACATTTAAATTCATATTACAATCATTGTTTCGTCAACCATAAGTTAACAATCTTCCAATCATCGACATATCAAGTGTTCTATTAGAATAGGTATTGTCTACCAATATTAAATTAACACCATGACATATCTCGCTCACCGCATCCAAAACAATAATCTGGTCATCGAACAAATATGACTTTGATCTGTCATACCCTCCATCTATAATTGCCTTATCCATCTGCCATCCTTTCTTCCATCCATACATCTTTCGGTCTTCTGGAAAATACGGAAACCGTTCAATTTGACCACCAGTCAAAGTCATAGTATTATAATTTTTGAATTTTGTGTCGAATAATATTTTAGCCATTATAGGTGTAATCCAAGGAGAAAATTCGTAATTAGGACTTCCGTTTTCATTAACTAAATACCATTTGGGTCTATCACTTGCTGTGATTATACCAATATCATAGCCTTTATTAACACAATATTGCATTACAAAGTCCCTATCACTTACTGGCATATTAGACATGGTCGCGTCTATGTCGAAGAATAAGATACCAGTGTTTAATTTATTTTTTGACGGTAAAACACAAACACATATTAAAACAAACACAATTACTAAAACTAGAATGTACATCATCTTTATTATACTATTTAAGTATAAAATATTACTAATATATAAATGTGGAAATATATCAAACGACTCAATAATACTTTACACAAGTTTCAGAATGATTGGAACACACTAATTTGTATGGTATCTAAAACGGAGACGTATACTGTTGTTGTGTATGTCAAAAGCATTAGGATTATGTTAGATGTGATGTTAGACTACATTATTGTCAACGATAAACGTGTCAAAACAATTTCTAAAAATCTTTACCAGTTAGAATACAAGATAAATAATAAATCATACAAAATGTTAATTAAACCACATAGAGGACCAAAACTGGTTGAAACAATTACTGATGATCTTGGTAACAATATAACCGATATCGTACTTGAATATATGGGGCCCTGTTTCGACTGGCACGGTTACGATATAAAACCTTCGTTTTTCAATGTCAACGAACTACATATAGAATTTTCTAACGGTACCAAAGAAATCATGAAAAATTCAATATACTGATCAACATTGTAATAAATATTTTATTATCTGTATAATAAAAATGACATCCCCGAAACCAACGAATACGAAACTTTATAATTCAGTCAAAGAAAAAGCCAAACGTAAATTTGAACATTATCCAAGTCTTTACGCCAGTTCATGGATTGTAAGACAATACAAGAAAGAAGGAGGTACATATTCAGGTAAAAAACCTAGTAAAACAACTGGTATTTCTAGATGGTACACAGAACAATGGGTCCAGGTAGAAATTTATTTGAAAAACGGTAAACAGGTAGAATGTGGTTCCAGTGAAACAAAGACAAAGGCTTGCAGACCTCTAAAAAGGGTTGATTCAAAAACACCCATGACTATACCAGAATTATTGAAGATACACACAAAAGAAACATTGATAAAGTTAGCAAGACAGAAACAGAAAGATATGAAAGGTAGGGTTATGTGGAAAACCGCTAATTTCTTTCCGTCAGGCGGTAAATCTAGCGGATTCTCACCTAAACTAATGAAACAACCGTCTGATTGGTCTACAGAAAAACCTCTTTATAAACCTGTTAAGAGTGACAATATAACTAAAAAGGGGATGGTTTATGTAATGAAAAACGGAAATAAAAGAAAAATCCATTTTGGTGACGCGACAATGAAAGACTTCACTCAACACAATGATCCAATCCGACGGAAAAATTACCTAAATCGCAGTGGTGGTATTCGGGATGGTTCTGGAAATTTGACTGCTAATAATAAAAACAGTGCTAATTATTGGTCTCGCACAATTCTTTGGTAAATTCGAAAGTAAAAAAAATAAAAATAAAAAGTAAATGGGAAATCGAATGAAAATTATTATTGTAGTATTTATGGTTTTAATAGTTTTGGGACTAGTTATATTTATGGTTAGAAAACCTATTGTCAAGTACAGATACGTTAGGGTTTGGCGAAAGAGAAACCCAGAATTTGATAGTCTTGGTGGTCACTGGATGAACTTAGCAGAAATTGAAGTTATTTCAGGCGCAAATAATGTCGCATTGAATAAAACAGTGACAGCCTCATCTGATTACAATGTTACACAGTTTCCACACGGAAATTTCACAAATGGAAAGATGGACGATTTCGCACACACTAGGGACGGTGAAGAGGAATGGTTTCTTGTAGATTTAGGAAAGGAATACAAGATAGACGAAATTATGTTGTATAATAGACAGAGCTGTTGTCAGTTTAGAGCCGAAGACCTAATAATACAACTATCGGCAAACGAGAACATGTCAGATATGATTGAATCTAATCTAATAACGAAGGAACAGGCTGTTAAAATGAAATTCACTTGGGTTCCGTCAAGTAAAACCATAACTGCTGAATAATTACTTAAACGTATATTGACCTCGATTTAATAGAATGTCTCACCTATTGATTGAAGAATATAGACAAGAAATCATTATTAACTTGAAAGTACTTAGTAAAGTAGAACAAAATAAAAAAATAATAACAAGAGAATCTTATCTTAATATTGAATCTGGTACTTATGTTCCTGAATTTTTAAAACGATGGTATCGAGGAGATAACAGGGAAGAAACTATTAGAAAGGTTGCTTTAATTATTACCAGAGCAATTGAATTATACAATTCAACCAGTAAAGAAAAAAAAGTAGAAATGAAACGATATATAGACGATGCGAGAAAAGGTATAGTAAATTTAAGAGAGACATATTCAAATTGTCCGCAAACTATTGCTAGACTTGATACAGTTTTAGATACAATAGATACATTAACGGAAGAATAAATTATAAGAATATTTTTTCATACATAAATAGTATGAAAAATTTAAATTCGTCCTGCCTCGCTAAGTTTTGTTTTAATAAAATTATCAATATCTTTTATATCTAAAGTATACGGAACTTCGACTAGTGTATAACCCTTATCTTTACACATTCTACGTTTCATGTCGTCTCTATACATTTGCGCTTGAAAATGTTGTTTAGTTTTATGGAAGAAAGGAATAAATTCATAGTGTTGTATTCCGTTATATTCTACTGCTATTTTTAATTCATGATCTACACAATCCAACTCTAGGTTATGTTTACCTCCTGTCACAGGATTGTTTAGAAAGTGTGGACGATCTTTATGAAAAGGTCTATCAAATATATTATTTAGGACACGTCGACATTCAATTTCTCCTTTGCTATCGCGTAACTCGCCATCAGTTGGTTTATAATCACTTGTTTCCCTGATGGGTAATAATTCGTAATATTTCTTACGAGTCCATGTTCCGTCTTGATCTTCATTGGAGGTAAAAAAACGAAATATCACCACTATGAGTAGAACGACGACTGAACCAGTCACCATTATTTCATAACTTTTACTTCTCGGAATATTTTTAAATTTATCGAATGCATATTTATACATCATTTATTATAGAATATATTTTTAGAATATAGAAACATAATTCCATCCTAAATCTTGAAATAATTTTTTTATGATTTCCACGTGGAAGAATTTTCTATCTACTGTTTTTAAATTAGTGAAATCTTCCTTATCACAATCGTGCCCATGTTTACGCAGTAGTTGGAATAATACGTACTGGGTGTTTATGAAATTCTTTCGGCTAACGTGAGCAAATTTACGGTCATACAATTCAGATAAAACATCAAAATCTTCTAGTATAAGATCAATCAAATGACTTATATCGTCTAGTTTACTACCAGTTACCACAGAATGAATAAGGTTCAAATTCTCATACTGTTTAGAATATCCAAGTTCTTTAAGGAACATTAATACGACTTTTTTGGAAACGCGTTTATATCTTTCAATATGAGGCGTGTCATTTGTACCATCGACCAACCCATGAAACAAAAAACTTTTATTAAGATCATCGTAAACTTTATGAGGTATAATAACGTTTTGTTTTCCGTGATATTGACTGACGCATTCTCGAAAATGCGTCTTTCTATCGTATGAATATTTAGACGAGATATTGATTCGTTCCGCATCAGAAAAAGATGATACCACTATAGATGATCCCTGTTCCGAAGAGCAATTGCTACATATAAATGAACTATCTTCTAATATTTCATATTCTAGATTTTTATTGCAGTTGAAACATTTAACATCAAGTACTATTCTCTCATGCGCTATATTAGTGTATTTAGCACTAGATTTAAGATAACTGTTGAGTATTTCATATTTTGCTTGATTGTCGGTCTCTATAACTTTACCTAGAAAGTTCATTTTCTTGGGTAATTTGAGGATACGTTTATATTCTTCTATATAATGAACAGTGTCACTTATATAAAAATTAATATTGTAATTATTTTGTAAGTCAATTATCAACAACCCAATTCTATGTATCTCTTTCTGTATTTTATCGACCATACGTTTATTACGGTGTGTATGTTTTGTATCGATAGCCTTCAACATCTCCTCGCGTATTTTAATATACTTGTTGACATTTAGACTAGATAATTCTTCTCTTATACGTGTATCAATCTCTAGAATATCGAAAGAAGCCATTATTATTTTAGTCGCTTATATACACATCTTAAAACCTAAATATATCACATTCAACATAAAATAAATTATTATTTAAAAAATTTTTCTACTCTTTAATAAAACATGTCATCTTATACATCTAATGTTACTTCGGCATTTGTCGATCTTGCCACCCTCGATACTCTTGAAACCTACTTATACGGAGGAGACGATGCTGTCACCTACTTCGTCAGACAACACATCAAGTCAACTTGGTTTTCACAAGTTCCAGTTGTCCTCGCTTCTGCTTCAGGAACCGCCGATTTCGGTAACACTTGGTCAGTTACTATCTCACGTGCCGCCGATTACCTTTTACAAACATGGTTAGAAGTCACTACCCCAGTTGTCACCGCTCAAACCGGATTTAGAAATTTCTGGTGTAAGAATTTCATGCACAACCTTGTCAAGGAGGTCACCATCACTTTCAACGACTTAGTCGCTATGAAGATCGATTCTACTCAACTCGATTTTTGGTCTGCCTTCTCCGTCAACGCCTCAAAGAAGGCTGGTTATGATGCTTTGATCGGTGCTGGTGTTAAAACTTTAGCTGCCAACGGACAAGACGCTGTATTCCTCCACGGACTCGACGCAAGTGTCGCTCACAAACTATGTCTTCCTATTCCGTTCTTCTTCTCTAGAGAGTCCGGAATTTCGCTTCCAACTGCTGCCCTTCCATACAATGACATGAGAATCAACTTTACCATGAGAACCGCCGCCGAACTATTAACTGCATTCGATGTAGACGGAACCGACAAAATTGTTGCCGCATCTGCAACAACTTACACCAATACTGCTGCATTCTCATTATCAAAGGCACGTGTATGGGCCAACTATGCCGTTGTAACCAACGAAGAGAGAGCACTTATGGGAGCCACTACCAGAGATATCGCCATCGAACAAATGCAAGCACAACCAATTACATCTTACACAACCGATGGAACCTCTCAATACGATATCAGATTCTCCCATGGAATCAAAGCCCTCATGTTCGGTCTCCGTAACACCGCGCAAGACTTGGCAACTGCCCAAACCGGTGTCGGTGTAGCTGGAGCAGGAGGTGACCAACTCTCTAGATACCACACTAGAAACGTCGTTTCTGAGGCTGCAGGTGTATATGACAGAAAATCCCCAATCGATAACGTAACCTTATTGTACGAGAATACCACTCGTCTTGGTTCAATCCCATCAAACTTTTTCACACATATTCAACCTTTCTACCATGCCGCTGCCATCCCAACAAGCGAACCAGGAATTCATCTTTACTCATATGCTCTTGACTTAATGAAGATTGACCCATGTGGTTCCACCAATTACGGTATGCTTACCAACATTTCGCTCATCCTCGCCAATACTGCTGGTATTGGAAGTGGATGGGAACTTGTTGTCAACGGTATCTCCCATAACATCATTCGTGTTACCGGTGGTGCTCTTGGATTCCCAATCTTGTAAACTTAGCCATTACTATTTAAAATTAAAAAATTTTAAAACAATAAAATTGAAAATAATTTATATTTTCAATAAAATAATGCATTATGACACGTCTACTGACAATCGATGAAATCGAGAATATTATTAACTTCATAGAACCACAAAAAGGAATCCCACTAGCATGCGCAAAATCTATTTGCGAACGTAACAAAGAAAGATTTAGAGTCCAATTACGTGGGCAACTCGTAAATCCTGAAATAATCCCCGAGTTGAAAACAGAATTATCTAGAGTATATCAAGATAGTTTAATCCAACCTGGAGAGGCTGTCGGTGTTATATGCGCACAGAGTATCGGCGAGAAAAACACCCAAACAGCATTGAACACATTTCATAAAGCAGGTCAAAGTGAAACGACAATGACTGAGGGAGTACCTAGATTCCAAGAGTTGCTAAATGCAACACGAAACCAAAAAATGGTCAATCATTTAATTTTCTTCAATGATGGAAACGATACAGTGAAGAAAACCCGTGAAACAGTAGGTGACAGTATAACAGGTATCACACTCAAAGACCTTACTACAAAGTGTACCTCGGTTCAAAACATAAAAAATAAAGAACCTTGGTTTAAACCATCTCTTATTTTAAAACCTTGTAAATTCGATGATCTATCAAGTTGCGTTACTATAATGTTAAACGTACCGAAAATGTTCGAGTATAAGATAACCCAAAAACAGGTAAGCGATGCGATTGAGAGCGAATATGATGATTTATATTGTATGTTCTCACCAGTGGGTGACGGTAGGTTAGATATTTACGTAGACCCTACAAATGTCATTTGTAAGGTAGAAGAAAACATCGCATACATAACACCTGAAAATGCGATGGAAATTTACATGGAAGACGTAGTCGAACCTAACATCTCAAATATTCCTATATGTGGAATACAAGGTATTTTAGAAATTTTCTACAGTGTTGATAAAAACGAATGGTTTATAGAGACAAATGCGACCAACTCAGACCCTAGAAAGTTGAATATTCTACAAAAGATAATGTCATTGCCTAGTGTCGACGAGACACGTACAACTTCTAATAATATATGGGAAATATACGAGACATTAGGGGTCGAAGCGACCAAAGCATTCTTAGTGGAAGAGTTTATGAGTATTATGGACGGAATTAACGAATGCCATGCTAGACTATTGGTAGACAGGATGACTTTTTCGGGAAGTATATCGTCCATATCTCGTTACACTCTCAAACAAGATGAATGTGGTCCAATGGGAAAAGCATCGTTCGAAGAATCTCTCGACAACTTTTTGAACGCAGCGGCTCAAGGAGAGGTAGAACCAACTAGGGGTATCAGTGCTTCTATAATATGTGGAAAACGTTCACATACTGGCACTGGTATAATGGGATTGAAAATGAATCTAGACGCATGTAAAATCTAAACTAACAAATATTTTATTTATATAACAAAAATAAAATTAACCTCGTATCTCTTCGATTCTATAGATGTCGAAATCTACTAACTCCATTTCAGTTGATACTTTTTCATACAACTTTCCAAATGATTCGTAGTCTTTTGTTATCACCCTATATTGTCTTAATACCCCATCTTTGTCGTCATAATGAGCAGCCTTTAGCAATGCATCTATCGCCTGTTTTTTCTCTTTATATACCCCGATAACTTCAGAGTTCTTTACCTCATCTACGTTATAATATACTACTACAAATACACTTGTCATATTTAATATTAGTCATTAAATATTTAAACCTGTATTTAACCAAGTAACCCCTTCAAAACAGAAAACTTCGATTCCAACTTATCTCGCTCGTCAGTCATTCTCAATAAGGCCTCTTTAAGTTTTAGAATCTCATTTTTTGAATTTGATAACTCTAAATCATGAGCCTGTTTAATTTGGCTAATTACCTCACTGAGAGTTTTAACAACACAACATAATTTTGAGTCCAATGTTTCTAGGTTATTAGTGACAACCTCTTCTTGAACATTATTAATTTCTTCTTGGGTAGACTTGACACCAATCTCTTCCTTATCGGACTCGATAGTCTCTACAATCTCTTCATTTACATGCACAACACCAATGTCTTCCTTATCTTGTTTGTTGTTAGTCTCGACAATATCTTCATTTACAAGACCAATCTCAGGTTCGACAACGTTAGTAACCTCTTCAATAACATTATTAGTATTTTCATCGACTGTCTCGAACAGAGACTCGTCCATTATAAATCCCCATTTTTCACACAATTCAATCGCAGTGTCATCTAAATGTACGAACTCGTTATCTACATACATACCAGTCACGATTTTTTCACTTCTAGACTTGAAAACAAGTTTTGTTTCGGGGTGCCATATTGTGTCTAGAATTGTTAGTTTCTTAAGAATTATTTTATTATTCGGCATTTATAATAATGATGGTGTGTTTTTAGATAAAAAAATATATATATATATATAATAGTAAATATGCTCAACTTACTTCCTCGAACAAATAAATTTACAGGTAGTTCTACAATAGAAAAAAAAGGTTTTACCGAAACCCCTAAACCAGTATTAAATAACGTTACTTTTCAAACTAATACAGGGTTCGTTGGTGAGGCTGTATCTCAGGAATCTCAATTACGTGCTTTTTATAACACTACTATACAAAAAACACTCATACAGGGTAAAAGGTTTGTCTGATAAATTTTAATATATTTTATATATTAAAACATCTCTAATTTATTTCTTTTTTTACTTTTTATTCGGGACAACAACTCGTCTCACACTCTTGGTAACTGCTCTAACAACTGGTTTAGGTTCAACTTTTGGTTGATTTCCTAAATCGATGCTCCCATCGTCGTCAGAGAAATCTTCATCTCCCATGACATCGGATGCTGATGCCGATGTAGATGGTGCTGTTGAAACATTAGATTGTGCTGTTGGACGGGCAAGTAGTCTCTTATTACCAGTTTGTTGAGGTTCAACATCAGCCTCATAGACCTTTACCTGTAAAGAGATCTTGTTACCGATGAAGATGGATTCGATCTTGATGGCAGCGGTAACATAAGAATATTTACCGATTAGGTCGAGAGGATCTATAGGTTCGTCGTTAACATCGTAGAACTTTGTTACAAACTTACTGTTCTTCTTGGAGAAGATGAGTTTGGAATATAGTGTCGGACCGGTGCCTTCAACAACTACTAATTGTTGTTTACCATCTACAGTTTTCTTCTCTTTCTTCCAGTAAAGAGGGTTAAACTTCTTAAGGTCGCTACGTTCTAGTTCTAGTTTGTCGATCTCCTCCTTGTTGTCGATTAGATGGTCAATACACTTTTCGACAATTGCGTCGAAAGAGTCTGTCCATGATTTCTCAACTGGAGAAGGTCCGTCACGTCCCCATAGGCATAAGGGCATGGTCCATCCGTTTACCTTCTTGGTATCCGGTGAAATATTCTCACTGACACCGAAGGAGAAAAGTTTGCTGGTTTGAAGGACAAGATCACCTGTGGTGCCATCGGCGTTCTTGGTCCCGATATTAATGCGTTGAAATGAAATAGATGGTCCTCCTCCTGGGACGCTACCAGCAACTGGTTCAGAGAAGGTCATCTTAATAGGGTTATAGGATCCATTAGATAGATCGATAATTTGAGTATTGATACTGTTGTTAGACATGATGTTTTGATTTTATTATTTATTTCTAAAATTAAAATCAATTTTATTTTAACATAATATGTAAAAAATAAAAAAACAATGAAAATATATACTAGAACTGGTGATTGTGGTAAAACATCTTTAAATGACGGAAGACGTATTGATAAAAGTTGCATCATATTTGACGTATTAGGTGAATTAGATGAATTAAACTCTCGCATTGGTGTCGCATGTGGACACTCTTCCGCTAACTATTTATGTATCAGAGTACTTCGGGAGGCTCAATGTAAAATTCAGGATATCAATGATATTATTTCAACCATCGATAAAAGAGGTCGGAAGTTACCAGTAGTAACAATAGATGATGTTTCTAAATTAGAGGACCGAATAGATAATTATGATAGTATAAGTCCTAAACTTAGCCAGTTTATCTTACCCGGTGTTACAGAACTCGACGCTTCTATTCACATGTGCCGTACTCAGGTTCGAAAGGTAGAACGTAAAATGTGGAGTCTACAGGATGAATTATCAATTATCACAGATGAGAAAGGGAATCCTGTTGATTTGAGTGAAGTAAGTATTGATCCAAATATTTTTAAGTACATTAATAGACTCAGTGATTTCTTCTTCTCTCTTGCAAGATATACATGTCATAAATCTGAAAATATGGATTGTTTGACTGATGATTTCTCTTAATTTTTTTATAGGAATAAAAAAATTATAGTTTCGAATATCTATCACTTAACTTCACAAAAGAGTCTACCCATGACCATAGAACACCTTTGTCCTCATCATCTAAGACACCACTAAGCCATAATGTACCTAGTTTGTTGTTTCGTTCATCTGACATAAAACTAAAAGGTTTTTCGTTGATAAAGAAGGAGTCATTTCGGTTAGTAATTATACCCCTAAGTTTCATATTATCTTTTTTCAATTGTTCGATAAAGTTATCAATAATTGTTTTAATCGGTATCTGAGTGTCGATAAATATCCTCATAACAAGGAAGTCAGCCTCATTTGGAAACCGCTCAATAAGTTCGTCTGTAAACGAGAGGAGTAAATTTTTGAATTTAATTAATAACTCGATAGATGACATTTTATCTTTATTATATATAACGGCTTCTTTAAGTTAATTCCCCGATACAACTGAACTGGTGGTCGTTGTAACGGATTGCTTTGAGTTTTATCCTTATTATGTCACCTAGTTTAAGAGTTTCTTTACCGGCGACCGAAACTAAAATGTTTTTCTCTATCTTGAACTTTTCGGTATAAGTAGATGAAGGTATTAATACTTTTTGTACATTCTTAATATTAACTAATAAACCGTCCCCATACACACCTATTATTTCTCCGTCTTCGATTGCATTAACGGTTGGTTTGAATATATCGATTAGAAAAACTACGGTTAATACAATATCCGAACTAGAATTCTCAATTTTGTTATCTAATATCTCTTTAATTTCCAAAATTTTTATAACATGCCCGTTTTTCAAGGTGCATTCGTTTAGTAATTGTTTAGTTATCTCGTTGAGTAAATGAGCGTTTAGGCTGTTTGATAAATTCTTTGGATGGACTCTTATATCTCTTTGTATTTCACGGATTGGCATTTTATTTTTTTACAATAAGATATAGTAAAAAAAATCATTTTCTATTATTTTATCAAACCACTGAGTATGTTGTCACCTTTGTATATGTCATAGGATGAACAAGATACGTTTGTAGGATCTCCCGGTGTTTGTGCAAATACATCAAAAAAATCAGTTATATTTTTGTAGAAGTTAGGTACAAACTTTAACTCTTTATAAATATCTAATTTGTTTCCCAACCGTAGTTTCGTATTCCGAAGAACGTACAATAATTTTATTTTAATATTTGTAGAAGTTACGATTATACGTTCATCTTTATCAAATACACCAGAATCGAAAGAAAACATTTTAGTCATTCCTTGATACACGAATGACTTATCAACGAATATCCTATTCTCAAAATCTCCAACTTCGTCTATACCCGATTTTACGAATAACCATTTGGCATTCTCTATCACGTAATTAGATGTCCTCTGTTGTTTTATATAATCCCTAAATGCTGACATACTTGTGTTAGACATTGTTGGTGAATTTTCGATAGAATTGAATTCCTTTGTTGGGATAGTGATCGTCACATTACCATCACTAAATGACATTTCGTTAGTATTTCTAATAGTTTCTATTTCAATGGGTCCAAATATCAAAGGCATAATGTTCGTTATTGTTTCTATACTTTCTTCATCATATGGTTTTAGAATTTTTGATTGTACATCCGGAACATCGTACGGTTGGAGTGGGCTTGTTTGGAGTCCAAATGTTCTACCACTTATGTCGTCAGTTATGTATATAAGTCTTGTTTTACCATAACTATCAAAGCATTGATTTGTTAATGACCAACCATTAGGTATTTTAAAGTTGGATTTTTGAACAATACGGTCGTTTACGGAGAATTTGGTTTTTTCATCTAGTAAAGATGTTACGTGTTTGGAAATTAGACTTGTATTATCGAAAAGGTAATTATAGTCTGTAGTTTTCACACCTAAAACTATTTTCTTTCGAACCTCAAAAACTATTTCGTAACGAACCCCACCACTTGTTGGGTCCGTTTGTTCAAATAATATAATGGTTGGGTAATAGTTGGTTCTTTTGTAATACCCATGTGAATGACGGGGCGTGACTATATCATTTTCCGAAAATACAACTAGGTTTACTTTATATATCTCACCTATCATCGCGCCAAAAAAACGGTAGTCAATATTTTTAGTCTTGTCCTTTGCTAGGTTATATATATCGGTAACACAATAGTCATATAACTCTTGCTTTGCTAGACTGTATTTACTAAATTCTAAATCGTATAATGGGTCATCATCTATTACCTGTCCGTTGTTCATGGCAAAACTTACACAATCAAATAGACTCTTTCTAGTGTTCTCTACACCACGTCTGAAAAACTCATTATTTACAGATTTATCTAAAATCCTGAACTTATTTATGAATGCCATTATGTCTGGAATATTACCTATTTTTCCGTCACTTAAAATTTTGTTCTTTCCTGATATATAGTTTTGTGAAGTAGTATTCTGTTTAACTTTATTATTTTGAGGTAATTTAAAACAACACGGTATTGGTTTACCCATGATAAATCCTGGATAAGGAGAATCTTGGTTACTTACGCATGCATAGAATTTATTCGGTTTGTCCACATCCCCATTTTCTGGTAATTCCAATATCTGGTCAGGTGTAATTGTGTTGCCATTAGTGTCTGTCTTAATCATGTTTAATTCCGCTGTTTCTCGATCATCAAAACTTGTTATCTTACGGTCTTTAGGACAACTTCTGGTTCCACCTTTATACTTTTTACCTACTTTAGTATCTTTCACTGTTTCTTTTTCAACGGGTGGTAAACTAATATCGAACCCTTCGTAATAATCAACTATAGATTGTTCTTTGATTTTATAATAAGCGAATATACGTGTAATCACATCTATAAAGTTATCTATATCCGCAATTTCTTGTTGACCCTTTATTTTTACTCGCTGATAGCCCTCCTTATCCTTATCCGGGCTTTGTGTCAACGTGAAAGTAAACGTAGCATCTGATTTTATCTTTTTATCTTTGTGAAATCCTATGGTAAGGAATGTCTTCTTAGTCTGCAATATTTCGTCGATTGATAAATAACTTGATATCAATTCGTCGTTGGTTATCATATCTAATAGGACGAACTTTTTGACATCTGATATCTCGATATTTATAAAACCAGACACGTCTGACTGTTCAAGTTTAGTGAAAACAAAATCTTTCATACTGTTTGAAACGTCCTCTTGTATCTTTGTTTGATCTTTCTGTGTTTTATTAGGTGTTTCGAGATCTACAATAAAGGCAAATAGACCATTGGCAGGATCGAACTGTACCTGTATCTCATTATAATATTTGTCGATTTCGTTGTTTACGTTTTCTAACTCATTTTGAGTCTTCTTATGTTTGATGACTATTGTTTTGTTACCGTCATTAATCCAGTCGGCTGTCATTCTACTAAACCCTCTATGTATTTTATGAATACCATTCCAGGATATAAAAGGAATTTCGGTTGATGGTTTTAATTGTTTGAATATATCATTTAGACCACCCATTGGATCTTTTAAATACCATATCCATGTTGTCTTTGTCGTTTCTAGTTTGGTATAATTTAGCGGAGTCGTCAATGATAAAATATCGATTTGTTCTGTTTCCATTTTATTCTACTTGTGAAAAATTTTAAATGTAATTAAAAAGATAATATCATGTTATAAAATGAATTTCGCTGTACCACTAAACGTGAAACGAAAGAGTGTTGAGAATACAAAGGTCCCTATCGATATCGAGACGGAAAAACAGCGAAATGAATTAATAAGAGATAATAGGATTGTGGTTATAAAGTATTCCGCTGTATGGTGTGGACCTTGTCAGAAAATAACACCTGAATATAGGAAAATGTGTAACGATGATATTCAAGGAGTCATATATTGCGAGGAAGATGTAGACCAAGAACTTGAAGGTATACCAGAGAAAATAAAAACTATCCCAGTATTTCACATATATGTTGATGGTTTATTTTCGACTTCAACTAAAGGAACCAATCTTCAATTATTGACGAATTCAATAAACGAAATAAATAAATAAAAAAATATATTATATTATTATCTTATTATAATATAAAAATGGTATCATCAAAATCACCAGTCACAATAGATGATTTGAAAAAAGTCCTTAAGTCTATGGGAGTATCTGGGTACTCAAATAAGACAAAGGCTCAACTCAAAGGTATGGTCTCTAGGGCTAAGAATTCTAAATCTCCAAAAAAGAATTCTAAATCTCCAAAAAGGAAATCTCCAAAAAGAAATTCTAAATCTCCAAAAAGGAAATCTCCAAAAAAGAATTCTAAATCTCCAAAAAGGAAATCGGGTTCGCTCCCTAAACCTCCAAAAAGGAAATCTCCAAAAAGAAAGTCTCCTAGAAATCTTATGCCTCCGCCACCACCTCCAAGATCCCCAAAGAAAAGATCCAAGTCTCCAAAGAAGAGATCCAAGTCTCCAAAGAAGAGATCCAAGTCTCCAAAGAAGAGATCTAAGTCTTCAAAGAAGAGATCCAAGTCTCCAAAGAAGAGATCCAAGTCTCCAAAGAAGAGATCTAAGTCTTCAAAGAAAAGATCTAAGTCTCCAAAGAAGAGATCCAAGTCTCCAAAGAAGAGATCCAAGTCTTCCAAGAAGAGATCTAAGTCTCCAAAGAAGAGATCTAAGTCTCCAAAGAAAAGATCTAAGTCTCCAAAGAAAAGATCTAAGTCTCCAAAGAAGAGATCTAAGTCTCCAAAGAAGAGATCTAAGTCTCCTAAGGCTTGTAAAGATAACCAAGTCCGAAATTCTAAGACAAAAAGATGTCGTGTTCGTCTAAGTTTTGGACCAAAGAGAAGACGTGGGCGACCTTCTGGAGCCAAGAACAAGAATGTTAGATCAAAAAAGAGATCTTTGAAACCATGTAAAAAGAGTAAAGTGAGAAGTTCAACGACACATAGGTGCCGTTCTAAAATGAAGTCAGGACCAAAGAGAAGACCTGGAAGACCTGCAGGAACCAAGAACAAGAAGAGATCATAAGTGTTTATTCTGAATTAATTATATTTTTGTTTATATAATTATTTTAATTTCCTTGCAGTAGTGGATATCAATACTTCAGCCTCTCGACTTTTCTTTTCGTATACTTTATACAGAGTCTTTGACCACACATGTATAATTTTAAAACCCTTTCTATTTTCCGTCATCTTCATAAGACCTGTGTTATTAGCATTTTTTAAACCATAAAAATATACACTTTTCCAAATATAACCCTCATTATTAGGCATGTTCTTCAGATCACGTTGTATATAGTCGGGTAATGATTCATTGGCTTTTTCATAGTGATTTAATGCCGAGTTGTAGAAATAGGATTTATCTTGTTTGTCACCATTTACATCTTTTAGGTGCATTTTCATTCCGAAATCGTAGTCTTCTTGTTTTATTTTTTTTTTTTCCTGTATTTTTATCATGTGTTCCTGAGATTTACTTTTGAATTCTTCGGTGTTCTTCAATATAAGATTTGTCATTTCTTCGTCTAGTTCACCATTTTCTATTTTCTCTAGACGTTCTGTCAAATCTTGGATTAGTTGGTTACGTACCTCGATAGAATTAGAAAGTTTTTCGACTTGTCGTCTACTGTAATTATCATCGTTAGTTACATTTCTAAATTTACCGATACTGGTTATGTCGATTTCATTGTATTTTGTCTGCATTCGTAGTTGTTCATTTGTTCGGATTCTCTCTTGTATACGAGTATCATTGATATTAATATTATTAGTTTTAAAGTTGGGTGGCATGTTATTTATTATATACCAACTTGTTTATAAGTCAAATCTTTCTTTCTGTTCACGAGACATACTATCTATTAAATGTGAGTATGCAGACTTTGGGAATCTCATCGCCTTTAGTTTTAGAATCATAGAGAGTGTCATTATATCTCTATTTGGTGTAGAACTACCCAACTTCTTTACAAGCGATGGGGTTATTTTCTTAGACATTCCAAAGTCTATTACATATAACTTTTTACCTTTCGTCATGTAATTTAACGGGTTAGGGTCTCCGTGAAATATCCCGACTTCGTCTAATTGGTCGTATAACTTTAGTAATTGTTTCTGGTTATCGATCGATACATGTTTTTCCGAATCTACATCAATTAAATGTTTGTCTAGTTTCTCCATCAATATATACTTCCTGTCACTATCTACGTCAATGACTTTAGGACATGCTTTTACATTTGATACCAACCTCTGTATTTCAGCCTCTTCCGTTATTTTTTTGGATGATTTACGTGTACTAAATTGTTTGAGAGCATATTTATTATTCACGCTGAAAGTCTTTGCATCCTTACCTGACTCACCTAATTGTTTACCTCTTATATAAAGTTTATCCTTTTCATCTAAAATAACTTTGATCATATCACACTTTTTTTTACATGGACGGAGTTTTAGTTTTTTCATCTGTATACGAAGTTCGTCAACTGACCATTTTTCTATTTCTGAATAATCCATTTATTTATATAAAATATTTGTATAAATAACTTAAAATTTAATTTTGGCAAAACATTTAGAACTACAACAATTTACACTTACAATCTTTCCGTCAACATACTTAACGGACTTATAAGACGAACCAAACGAATTTTTACCACACTTGTCACATAGAATATTACTTTCTACATCAGAGTCGGAAGAAGAATATTCTTCTTCAGATTCTCCTTTGCTACGAGCAGCGAAACCGTCACTGCCCGTTGAGTCATCATCAGATTCTTCTGTTTGGTCTCTGCCCGTTGAGTCATCATCAGATTCTTCTGTTTGGTCTATTTTGTCGTCATTTATAAAATCATCATCAGATTCTTTCGCCTCCTCCTTTTCCTTTTCAAAATCGTCGTCTATTAAAGGCGGGTTTATCCATCTGGATGGATTTGTATCTAATGTAGATTTCTTCAATTTCAAATAATTCATTATTGGATTTCGCACCACTATATCGTTGGTTTTTCCTTTCTTTGGTTGCATCTTTTTAAGAAGTTCTGATAAATCCTTGATCTCATTCACTGGGTTCATGAGATTGTTTATATGGTCTCTAACATCTATATAAGACTTGGTGTGAACGAAAGTTCTCCCTACACTTACTGTAGGTGATAATATACTTAGATCTAGACTCTGAATAGTATCTCCGCCTTGTTCGATCATGTTAACACCCACATTCGGTAAATATAAATCACCAAGATCGACGGGAGTATCTCGCGAGAACAAATTAGGTATCATAGTAGACTTACTTTTTTTACTCATTGAAGGGTATAGTATATATTTTATTTTTATATTAAATTCATTTTTTACAAATTCTTTGAATTTGTCGGGTATTACTTTTGCGTTTATTTTTTCTATCAGAATATCAGTAGTTACTGTTTTTGTAGGGTTATTAACACCCGAGTTCCTTACCCCTACATATCTACAATAAGCTAAAAAAGTAAGAAATTTTATCTGTTGATTATATTCCATGTCATAAACACTCTTTTTTATCTCCTTTATAGTTTGTTGATTCCCGAATATAACCCTCAACTCATTTTCAATAATATTACTAAAAAGTTCCTTTGTAACTTTTTCTACTTGAATGATACTTGGTTTATATTTCAATTCCAAGGGATATTCCAAATCCAAAGGGGGAGGAGGATTATTGTATGTAACAATTAGAGGTTTAGGATACTCATCCGCAAGTGATATTGCATTATCTTTGACACGCTGAAGAGATCTGTTAAATCTGTTTTGAACTTCTATTCTAGCGTTTTGTTCATTTATCTCTTGGTTGTTAAGTCTGAGAGTCGGTTCATTGATTATTCGACGAACAATTCTAGGTGTAATAACCGGTTCATTGATTCTTTGACGAAAAACTCTAGCGATGTATTCATCATTTGTCTCTTGGTTGTTAAGTCTGAGAGTCGGTTCATTGATTATTTGACGAACATTTCTAGGTCTAGTAGTTACCGGATTGTCGGTTTGTCCTTCGTTAGTACGGGCCACAATTTTTGTTGGTCTTTTCTGGGTTTTAGGAGGCATTTTTATAATATTACAATATTATAATTTTAAATGTATTATTTATTCAATGATGAGAGAAAGAATAAACCATTGTTATTAACCACTTTCACCAATTCGACAACTGGTTCGGTATTAACTATATCAGTAAATGATTTACCTCCCCATTTCACAGGGACTGTTATAACTTTCATACCAAGTGATGGGAATTGGTCGACTTCTGGTTCGATTATAACAACGGATTTCGTCATTGGTTTTGTGAAATGTTTATTGTTCGGATGTGCTCCCATCAACCTTGGTCTATAATTATTTTGTCGTTTTTCGTGATTGTTATAATCGATTCTTTGTTGCTGGTAAACAGGTTTATTTGAATCTGTTGACTGTTGTTGGTTAAAATTATTATTACGCGATGCCAACTTCGGGCATTTATTCTTATAGTGTCCAGGGGCCTTACAATATCTACATACTTCTTCATTCTTTTGTGTGTTCATATTTATTCTATGTGACTAAACCTTTAATACGTAAATTTTACTTCTGAAATATCTCATCAAATTTAACCTGTGCGATTAGTTTATCTTTTGCAGTTCCGAAATCATTAGTAAGATTAACGGTTTCCCAAGCAATCATATCCTCTAAATTTACAGACCTACCAAGTGTATTAGATAACCAAATAGGTTCCCATATTTTAGAAGTTTTTGTCTTGAAGTATGCAGCCCAACCAAAATCAATTAACACAACTGTACCATCTGCACGACTCATAGCATTCCCGTCGTGACAATCAGGAAATGCGATACGTTTCGAATGAAGTATCTTCAATATCTTCTGAAGTGCGAGATAGTTTTCTTTCTTATTTGACACTAATGGCAATAATTTCTCTTGAACTATGTATCCTTTACCTTTACAAGTCCACATACCATATATTTTTGGTGCATACTTCCATCCTTTTAATTTCTTAAGAATCGAAACTTCGTTTCTGAACTCTTCGTCATCTTTTTGGACTTTAATTATATAAGAACAATCGTTTCCTTTGCATGTCAAATATATTGAACCAACTGAACCTTTCCCTAATTTACCTTGTGTAGTCCACTTTTTATTTAGTTCGCAGTTATTTAATAACTTTGACACTTTAAGAGGTGCGCTTGTTTTCATACTATTGAAATCTCTCTTGTTTCTGCTAGAAAATTTGAGACTCGTTTCATTTACAGGTTTAGGTGTTTTTTTACATCTTCCGGTAGCTGAGTTTAAGTATCTTCCGCTACCACAGGACCTATTTACTTTCGTTTTATTTAATAATGCCTTGCCTATAACACCAGTTTTTAATACGCATCTACCGGTTGAAGGATTATAAATTTTATTTTTGATACAGGGTGATTTAAGAGAAGCCAATATTCCCTGTCCGATCTTACCGGTTTTTGTCACACAACGACCTGATAAAGGGTTGATGACATGAGTGCTCTTGCATTTATCATTCGACATCTTTATTACACCATATTTTAAATTATATTTTTGTTTCTAAAATTTAAAATGTTAAGTATTAATTGTTATTACTAAATGAGTAAATTAATATTATCATCGATAGTGTATGATATATATAAGAGTGATGTAGTGTTACATGTTCAGAAACTATGCAATAAATGTAATTCGTCATACGACTACACGTTACTGGTAATTAGGTTAATAGATGATTTTTTCTCTAAAACAAAAAAAAGATTTCATGATATATGTGAATTTGACATTTATGTTGATGCAATTACTATCGCATCAGTGTGGATTATTGATAAATATGTAGAAGACGAACACATGGAGTTAGAGGATGTACGTAGGATATGTAACCGTGGTATGTCGAAACGAAGAATACTACAAGCAGAATGGGAAATATTCTTTCTTTGTAAGTCATTTGATAAATATGTTCCTAGACGAAAAAGTCGATTTACACGTCAACGTTCATTCAGTTTATAACATAGAAGTACTTGCTTGTATAATTATTCGTTTGAGTGAATTATAATCAACTGGTTTGGTTATAAAATAATTTACACCTAAGTTTTTACATTTTCCGACTTCACCCTGTACGACGTCAGCCGTAACTACAATTATTTTAGGTAAGTTCCACTTCATTCGTGTGATATAATCTATAACTTCGAAACCGTTTATCACTGGCATTCCTAAATCAAGTAATAAAATCTTATAAGGGTTATCTTCTTCAATCGCTACGTGCATTTTCTCGATTGCTTGATTTCCGTCGAAAGCAAAATCAATATTATTATACCCAATTTGTTTAACCAATTGAGATAAAACATCCCTGTTATAAGCCACATCTTCGGCTATAAGTATACGACTTTGATTTGTTTCAGGTTTCCAAATAACGGAAGAATGCAAGTTCTTATCTTTTACTGTTTCAACAACCATATCAGGTAGAATAGATGACGCTATTGCTTTTTGTATTTTATCGTATAATTGTATTTTATTAATTGGTTTGTTAAGTTTACATTCAAAATCACATCCGTGGTCGAACGTGTCCAAAGATGATAATGCTATCAAGGGTAATAAAGGTCTTTCATTTTTTATTAATCTTGCTAATTCAACTCCGTTCATATCTGGCATACATATGTCGATCAAACCAATATCGAAGCGATACATATTGTTAGATATAATACTTATTGCTTCTTTAGCAGATGCTACCATTGTTGGTATTACACCCCATGTATGTAGTAAGTCCGCAATTAGTATGCGATTATCGACATTATCATCTACTACTAATATCTTTCTACCTTCCATGACTTCAACCTCTTTATGTATATCTTTTTCGAAATCATCGCATGTTAAAAACTTAAATGTGGTGGTGAATGTCGACCCTTTACTTAGACTACTCGTTACAGACATGTTACCACCTAACAGAATTGATAACTTTTTACATATAGCCAGTCCTAGACCCGATCCGTCTTGATTGTTTTCACTGTGTAGTCTGGAGAACGTATTGTATAAACCGTCCATTCGTTCGATCGGTATACCAATACCTTCGTCAATCACTTGAATACTCAACATATTTGTAGATTCCAAACTAAACACAACTGTTATTTGACTACTTATAACTGAGTATTTATGGGCGTTAGATATCAAATTTACCATTATCTGGACCACTTTCTGTTTGTCGGCAATTATGTATTCTGGTACATTCGAGACGCAACGAAATATGAGTGATTGTTTCTTCTGCGAAATCCGTTGCCCTAATATATTTTTCAGACAGTCTTCCAACTCTTTCATTGAAAAACATTCGTTACTTGTTCCCATTTTACCAGAATTTAACCTACTTACATCTAAAATATTATTTATTATTTGCATTAGTTGTATAGAACATTCTGTCATTGACTTAACATGCGACTTTTGTTTTTTAGTTAATTCCGTACGTTCCAGTAACTGAGCGTATCCAATAACACCATTTAGAGGTGTCCTAATTTCATGACTCATGTTAACTAGGAACATATCACCTGTATTAGATTCATTGATTAACCCATTTAAAATGTGTACGAACGGAATTAACGTATGAACAATTTCAATCGAATACTCTTTTTTTCTACCAAAAAGACATAATTTAAACTTACTATATGGTATGACAATTAAATTGCCAGAATTTTCACTTACTATCACTGGACTTTTGATGTTTTGGAATTTAGTATCCTCGAAACACGACGTCTTTTTATTACTGAATATACTCCCATCGTTTGTGTATATAGCCACACCATCTGATTTAGAAAATCTTGATATAATATTCATCAAAATCTTAATGTCGTAAGTGTTCATTGTAATATATTCTAATAATTCATTATATAACACCATTTATTTATAGTAATTTTATTATAAATAAATCTTTCTATTCTTCATCCTGAATCTCTGTAGATTCCAATATTTCGTGCAAATCAGATTGTGTATTATCAAACCCAAATCCATTCATCATATTCTCGATATCAGGAGATGGTTGCTCTTCTTGTCCACCCATCATCTTTCCAAAATCTGGCGGTACGCCTTCACCTTGCCCACCCATCATTGCACTCATCATCTTTCCAAAATCTGGCGGTACGCCTTCACCTTGCCCACCCATCATCTTATCAAAATCTGGTTGCGAACCGTCACCTTGCCCACCCATCATCGCACCCATCATCTTTCCAAAATCTGGTGGTGCACCTTCACCCTCTCCACCTCCAAGTCCCTTCATCATACCACTCATTAACTTTCCAATATCTGGTGTTGCACCGTCACCTTTCCCACCCATCATCTTTCCAAAATCTGGCGGTACACCTTCACCTTGTCCACCCATAATTGCACCCATCATCTTTCCAAAATCTGGCGGTGTATCTTCACCCTCCCCACCTCCAAGTCCCTTCATCATACCACTCATTAACTTTCCAATATCTGGAGATGTACTATCGTTATCGGAATCTTTCATACCTGTTACAAGACCTTGTACACTGTTTATAAGTTTTCCAATATCTAAGGTACCGTCTTTTAAACCAGAACCCATTCCGTTCACAAGGTCACTCAACACACCAGAAGACATAATACCCTGTATGGCATCCAATGGATTGCCTTTTGGATCAACACTACTTTCTATTTTATCGAGAATACCAGATATAAATTCTCCTTCTTTACTTAAACTCTTTTTACTGAGTAGAATCTGTTTGGCTTTTCCATTCGGGTCAACTATAGCAGAGATTGTGAGTATATGTTTCCATAAAACTTTTTTGACATCGTTATCAGCGATTAAGAAAATAGACTTCAGGTCGACACTTACCTTTTCTGAGTACGTGATTTTATATGATTCTTGATTAATAAGTTTATCATCCATCGCGGTTATAGCATCCCTATTCAAAACACAGAAATCTCGAAAAATGCTGATATGGTATGCTATCGCAACCGTATGACTGAATGTAGTTTTTGAAATTAAATGTTGGTACAACTTTAGAGAATGTTGATCGTTTCCGAATGTACTGTCTAACTCTTTAATAAAACTTGATATAGCCTTGAATGCAATAAAACTTATATCTGTTGAAGTCATGTTTTTATTCTATATATTTCTATTTTAAATAGGGAAATTGAATAAATAGAAACTTGTATAAAGGATAATTATACATATTAATAAATGAGTGACGATAAAACAAGTATAGAACATAGAATCAACCAATTAGAGTTGAAAGTAGAAG